CCTCACCTCACCTCACCTCACCTCACCTCACCTCACCTCACCGAGGGCGTAGCGGGCACCCCGAGCCCGGGGCGGTTCGAGAGGCCGCAGGCCGAGCGACACCCCGCCCCGAGGTGAGCCGCCCCGCACAGCCCTCCCCTCCTGGCGCGTGTATGCCATGGCTGCACCCGCCGGAGCCCCTAGGCGCAGGCGGGTGCACCCTGGCATGCACGCTCCTAGGAGGGCTCAGCGTCTCACGGAGCGAGTGTTCGAGGGGCGTGTATGCCATGGCTGCGCACCGGTCCGCCCAGACGGCCCTGCCGCGTAGCGAAGCGGAGCGGGCCGTCGTAGCGGGAGGGGTGCACCCTGGCATGCACTGGCCCCGAGGGCGCTCGCGCGAGGGCGCGGCCCGGCGGAGCCGGGACGGGGGCGAGCACAGACCGCCACCGCCACGCACGCCATCGGCCTATCCCGCCATTTTGTGTGACCACGGCCACGGCTAGCCTACGGCATCGGCATCGGCGTACGGCACATCCGTCGGCCTGCCTAATTCCGTCCCGGTTTTCTATGACCGTTGGTATTGCAACGAAAAGTCCGTTATGTATACATACATCGCCCCACTTTCCGCGCCATTCCGCCACCGCCTCCCTCGACCCGCCTGCCTCACCTCTCCGACCGCATCCCTTCGCGGTTATCGGGGCGCGGCGGGCTCCCCACGCCGCGGTACGTAGACGTCGGGCAGCGGCTCGGTACAGCTCGGCCGACCCTCTGCGGACGCCCTCTCGGCAGCCGGTCCGCCCTCCCAGGTTCTCTCCGACCCCTCCCCAGGTCCGTAGCGGTTCCCAGGGTTCTTTCAGGTTTCCCAGGACTCTCCCAGGTTTCTCCCCCACTGTACCTACAGGTATGTGAATGCCGTCACTCAAATTAATTTCTCAAAGTGACGTATGCCTGGTTGCATGAGATCTGGGTCACACGTAACTTAGCATACACTTGCCGTAGGTAGATGTATGCAGGGCATACGTACTTTCCGTTGGAATGACGCGGTTGTATGCTAAGTTACAAGTTAAGTAATAGGCTTCCTCCCCCCGTAGGGGGGAGGAAGCCATAACTATAGAAACTACCTGTGGCTGGCGCCACACTACGCTCCCAGGGTTCTCACAGGTTCCGCCCACGCCGCTATCGCCGCCGACTTGCGTCCCGCCCAGTATGCGTGCATACTCCTACCCATGAGCAACCGCTACTCCCTCAGCCAGACCGACAGCCCTCGAACCACCTACCGCGTCATCGACCACTCACGCGACGACGAGCCGGCCCTGCACCCGGCCACCCTGCCCAGCGGCGCCCCGCACCCTCTGGCCGGCCGGCCGGTCTCTGTCGTCACCTCCCCCTCGCCGGCCTCCTACCACGTGCAGGGCGCGGGGTGGGCCCGGACCTGGGGCGAGCTGGGCGGCTACGCCGTCGCCCGGATCGAGCAGGTACCGGCCTGGGCGTCCGCCCCTGCGAGCACGGTCCTGCGCGAGGACCCTCACGCCTTCGACGGGATCCCCGAGGAGCTGCTGGCCGGCGGCGGCCTGTCCGTGCGGCCCTGGTTCGCGGTTCCTGGGGAGTGGGACGACGTGCCCGAGGCGCGCCGCCCGGCCCCAGGCTCGCCACTCCGAGCCGTCCACCCGCACCAGCTAAGCCGCTGGCAGGACCGCTACGCGGTCGCCGCCGCCCACGCCCCGTCTGCCCGACTCGCCCTGAGACGCCTCCTAAGCGCCCTGTAAGCCCCTCTGACGGCCTAGCACCCCCGCCCCGGTACCTGCACCTAGGTACCGGGGCGCTGTGCCGTCTACGGCGCTCTGACGGCCTCTAGGCTCGGCAGCCGTCTATCGGTCGCCTCCGTAGGCCGCGCCGACGCCCGCTGATCCCACCCTTCCGCCTTCGGCGGGAGGCACGCCCCTTAGAGGCCGTGTAAGCCTCTCTGACGGCCTAACGGCCCCGCACCCGTATGACGGCCCTGCCAGGCTCTAAAAGGCCGTCAGAAGGGCTCCTAGACCCCTTCACGGGCATGAAAGGGCCCCGCCCACCTCAGCAGGTGGGCGGGGCCGCTAGCCGGAGGCCGGTCGGTCGGCCGGTCAGGCGGGCAGGGGCGCCTCGAAGTGCTGCACGAGGGCGTCCAGCACGTCGGCCATGCCGCCGGCGACCTCGCGACCACCGCGCTCACGGCCGGTCATCCGGGCCACGATCTGGCCCTCCTCGGCCCGCATGCGGGCCTGGAGAGGGCTGTGCTCCTTGATGAGGCCGATCCGGCCGGTGCGCCACTCGTTGACCCGGGTCAGGCCGAGGGAGGCGGAGGCGGTGGCGGCGATCACTTTCAGCTGGTCGGTCAGCTGGTCGGCGGTGAGGGTGGAGGGTGTAGTGGTCTGGGTCACAGTGGGCTCCTGAGGGGTGAGGTGGTCGGTGGGCTGCTGGGCGGTTCGTGAATCGATCATGGCTACAGCGTATGCCGGCATACGGTCTGGGTGCAAGCCGAGGCGCTCAGGCGGCCGACGGGCCGAGCTCGCTGACCCAGCCGCCGCGGCCGGGCACGCGGCCGGGCACCTCGGCAGGGCGGGCGCCCTCGCCGCCCAGTAGGACGGTCTGGTCGTCGCCGACAGTGGCCGGGCGGGCTGAGCCCCGGTCCCGCACGACGGCGGCGGTGCCGCCCTCCCGCATGCAGCGGGGCGAGTGGGGGGCGTGCTTGCAGGTGGCCGACTCAGAGCCACGGCCGGCGGTGAGGTCGATCAGCGGCGCGCTCGAGGCGGGCGCGGCCTGCTGGCCGCCGATGCGGCCGCTGCCGCCCTTGGCGGAGGAGACTCCGGCCAGGTAGCAGGCCAGGGCTACCACGACGGCGGTGACGAGAATGGTGACGGCCGCCGCAGCGGTGGCGGCGACGAACATGGCCGCAAGGCCGGGGCGGCGGGTGGGGTGGGCGTTACGGGCGGCTGGGCGGGCGGGGCGGTTCGTTCTCATGGCTCCAGTGTATGAACGCATACGCCCCGCCGGCAAGCTGCCGGCGGGGCGTATTCAGTGACGTGCGTCACTCTAGAAGACCTTGGCCCGGTACAGGACCTCCAACACCTCCTCCGCGTCCGGGCCGTGCGCTCGCAGCATGCCGTTGTCCGGGTCGGGCTCGACGGTCGCGGTGACAGGCCACTCCCGGCCCGGGCCAGGCTTCAGGACGGCGAGGCGGGGACCGCGGTACTCAGCGACATGCCCAGCGAACCTCAGGGCGACCCGTGCCCGCTCGATGAGCTCCTCGACCGCGCCCAGGCGGATTACGAGGAGGAGGACGTAAGTGAGGGTGGGATGCTCCTCAGGCCCCTCCGAGCAGTTCATGCGTAGAGGTCCGACGGCGGTCCGGGGCCTCGGCTCCTGATCGCCGTAGGTGAGGCGGGCCGAGTACTCCCGGATCGCTCCGTCCGAGTCGAGGTAAGCGGTCACCTCGACGCGGCCGTTCTCCCCGTCGCGCACGGTGACGGAGTGGTCGCCGTAGCGGGCGTAGTCGGCCCGAGGCTCCGGCAGCCGGCGCCCAGGGCCGAGGGCGTCTCGCAGGACGTCGAGCAGCTCGGCGGCAATGCGGTCCATCTTCTCGGCGTAGGTCTCAGTGTTGCTCATGTCACTTTCCTTTTGTGAGTTGTGTGGTCGGCTACGTACAAGATAAGGCTAGCGCCGCCCTAAAGTCGGCGCTAGCCCTACCTATCCTCACATTCCAGTGATCTCTGTCACCACCCCCACGGTACATCCGAGAGGGAGGATGCTCGGAGGCAGAAACCTGTTCCCGCCCTCCAGGCGGTACTCATAGTGGCCTCCCCGCCCGCCGTCCTTGTAGATGCGCCGAATCTCCGAGATGGCGCCGTAGACGAGATACGTAGAGTCGAGCAAGGCCATGCCGACCCGCAGGTCTCCCGCATCGATCACGTCGATCTTTACGGAGGCTCCGACTGGAATCACTTCAGCCACTGTTCACTCACCTCCCCGACTCAGCTGGGCGATCTGACGGTCAAGGTACTGGCTAGCCTTGCGCAGGTCCTCCAGCCGCTTCTCCTCGCCGCCCTTGCGGCCCTGCCTCAGCAGGTATTTGCCGCAGTTCCACAGCAGAGGATCCGAGGGGAAGGCGGCGTCCAGCACGTCCCACGACTCGACGTTGGCGGCATCACTCAGACCGAGCGCGGCAAGCGACTGGCCGAGCCAGGTGTAATGGTCCGGGGCCTCGACGGCCTCGCCGCTATCCTCCCTCGAGAGGGGGGCGGAGGCGGTCGACGGCTCGTACCCATCCCAGATCTCCAGATAGCGGCGGCTCGGGACCCCGTACTCCGGAAATCCGGTCTCGCGGTACGCCGGCTCCAGGCTCTTCGGCACGTACAGCGTCACGTCCCCGTAGTCGAAGGGGTTCTGAGTCGGGGCGTCTAGGCCGTGAGGCGGCGTGGTCGCAGACCAGTAGAGCCGGCGAGACCTCATCGGGGTCAGGGGAACCCGGCCCAGAGCCTCAACGTACTCCTCGGGGAGGGTGAGATGGACACTAGGGATGAGTCCGTCGCGGACCTCCAGCCAGGCCCCGTCCCCTAGGTAGAGCTCGACAGCCGGGTTCAGGCTCGGGAAGTCCTTCTGAGCGATGATGAAGGTCCCGTCCTCCAGGAGGATGTTCCCCCCTCCCCCGGCCGAGGCTTCGCGATAGGCGTCCTTCAGGGGGCCGGTGCTCCTAGCCAGATAGTCGAAGGATCCGTATCTGCTCATGGGGTGCCCTTTCGGGTAGGTGAGGTGTGCTGGTTACTCGGACGGCGATTCTCTCGAGATCGGATGCGCTCTCCGAGTGCGAAGATCGGCAGGCCGAGGGCTAGCGCCGCGGCGGTGGCTAGCAGTGAGACTGTCATGCGGCCGCCCCGTCCCGGGAGCTCATCCACGTCGTCACGGCCTCCAGGGAGGAGGCGCCGAACGCTGCGGGGATCGTCATGCCAGTCGGGTAGACGCCCCAGCAACGCTGCCCGCAGCGCTTCAGCTGGGCGACTGACTGACCGTTCTCATAGACGAGGCACGTACGTGCCTCGTGCAGGGTGTCGGCGTCCAGCGGCTTGATTCGCGCCTGGGGGTGCTGGAAGACGCGGGTCCAGGTGGTCTTGGTAGGTGAGGTCTGGATACTCATGGTTCCTCGCTAGGTGGTAGGTACTGCGGGCTTGCCCTAAGCGTATGACGGCATACGTCCCAGGGCAAGCCTGCAGAGGTCAAATCAGTGTGAGAGGTGTCTCATCGCCTCCGATCCTCGGAGGCTTGCGCTTCCACTGACCGAGGACCTTGTCCACGGTCTGACGAGTCATGCCCGAGACCGAGCTCAGGACGGACTTCGGCACGCCGCGAGAGTACGCGGCCAGAACCTCCTGCTGGAGAGCGGCGCGAGCCAGCTTCGCGTCCCGGCGAGCCTTGCGGTCGAGGCGAGCCGCCTCCTCCAGAGGATTGTCGAGCGGGGGCGCCAGCTCGAGGTCGTCGGTCTGGGAGGTCGGTAGGCGCTGCTCCAGGGCGTGAGCGCGCTCCTGAGAGTCCTCCAGGGCCTTCGCCTGCTGGACGGTCAGAGAGAGCAGCTTGCGCAGGTCCTCGGCCATCGAGCGCTCGGCGTCGATCCCGAAGGACTCTCGGTATCCCTTGCCGCTGGCCCACCCCTCCAGAAGCTTGGGCAGGTCTGCAACGTCGTTGATGGATGTCATAGATGTCTCCTATAGGTTCAGTCGTCCAGGTAGCGGGTAGCCCAGGCCAGGGCCAGGGCGATGACCTGGATCACCTCGGACTCTAGGTCCGAGCCGTGGCCCGTCTCGGCCTCGTTGTCGTAGGTCAGGCAGGCCGCGACCTCGCCGATCTCCTCCACGAGGGCGAACAGGCGCGTGGCGTCCGTGTGGCCATCGCACTCCAGCGTCATGCCGGGGTGCTTCTCAGCGGCTCGGGAGTACTCCCCCAGAGCACGGGGCAGCACGTCGAAGTCCTCGCTTAAGAGGCGGGACGCCGAGTCAGCGACCTTCCACAGCCACTCCCGCACCAGCTTTCCCTCCGCAAGGGGCGCGCTGTACATGAGAGAGGTGTAGTGGAGCATCCACGTGACCGCCTCGGAGGGGTTCGAGCCCCTGCGGGAGCGGCTCCTCTTCGGGAACCTCTCACAGCCCTCCTCCCACACCCGGATCATGCGGGTACGGGTGACGGATCCGGCAGGTAGGGGGACAGCCGCCCTCTCCATGATCGAGTCCAGCTCGGACAGCCTGCCGGAGGCGTAGGCCCAGGTATAGGCGTCCTGAAGAGCCCGCTTCAGCTCCTCGACATGTCGCTGGAGGGCTATGAACATTGAGTCCTGAGCGCTATCGCGAGATGACCTCATCTTGTCTCCTAACGTATTTGGGGTGGACGTATGAAATCATACGTCCACCCCTCAGGAGATGCAAGCCGTCAGAACCGGGGGATCGCCCCCGCCAGTGAGAGACCGCTCACTGCGCGGCGGATCGTGCCGTGAGGAACGAACAGAGACGCCTGCCCTGCGTCGCGCAGGCCGAGTAGGCCCATGCTCAGCGCGTCCACCTGGTCGTCGTGGCGGCCGGACGGGAACGCCCGCATCTCGGAGATGAGCTCGTTCACCCACCCGTTGCCCGGGTCCGACGGGTGCGGGAGGTAGACGTTGCCGGACTCGATCTCCGGAGTCACGGCGCGAGCCCGGACCTCCTTGGACGAGCGCGGCTTGATCGGCTTGATGCCGGCGACCTTCTTGCGCAGGACGTCGATGGCCGCCGTACCGTTGGCCGCGTCCTCCACGAGGCGCTGGTGGACGAACGACCCTCCGGGGCTGGCCTTGTCGTCCAGGTCACCAGCGATGCACCACCTGAGCATCTTCTCCAGGGTCTGCGTGAACGACCACTGCCCACGCTGCTGCGCGATCAGGAAGCGATCAGGCCCCTGCCGGCACCAGCGCTGGCCGACGGCGTAGTCCGACGTCGAGGAGCCCTTGAACGTGAGGTCCCACGAGTCGAGCCACTGCCCGCGCTCCAGGCGCTCGCGCGGAAGGAGGATCACGGAGTCGTCCCCGTCCTTCACCTTGGAGGGGTCGGTTGTCCAGAACCGAAGCCAGCCGAGATTGAAGATCGAGCCGTCCGCCGGCGTCGGGTGCTGCTGGTACAGGGCCTCCCACATGTAGGACCCGACTGAACGCTTCAGCGAGTCCCAGCGCTCCAGCGCCTCCTCGCGAGTCTCCTCAACAAGCGGGCTGTAAAGCGGGTCGCCCGGCTCGCGGCCGAGGGGGTCGTCCTCCTCGGCGATGGCCGGGAAGATCACGTTCTCCCACTTGTCGGCGTCTGGGTTCTTGGCCGGGTCCAGCAGGCGGCCGATGAAGTCGTCCTCGTGCCACCTGGTCGCAATGGCGATGCACAGGAACGGGGGCTCCAGACGGGTGACGGCGTTGGCCTGCCACCAGTCCCAGATCGCCTCACGCTTCGACTCGCTGTGAGCGTCGGCGAAGTCCTTCACGACGTCGTCCATCAGCATGACCTTGAAGCCAAGACCGGTGATCGACTGGCCCGGGGCAGACCTAGACACGATGCCCCCGCCGCGGGTCGTCTGCCACTCGCTCACGGCGCCGGCGTCGGACGCGATCTTGATGCCCCACTTCTCGCCGTCCTCCTCAACGAAGCGGCGGACCTGGCGGCCCCACGCCGTGGCCAGCTGGGGCGAGTGGGATATCAGACCGATCTTCCAGTCCGGGTGCTGGCGCAGGAGCCAGATCGGCAGGTTGATCGAGGTCAGCGTGCTCTTACCCATGCGGGGCGGCATCGAGATGGTCATGTACCGGTTCTCCCCGTTCTCGACGGCGCGCACGGCCTCGGCCAGGCGGTCGGAGAGGTACTGGATGTGCGGGCGGCCGGCATAGGCCTCATCGAGCTGCTGCGCGCTCTCCAGCGGGTCGGCCGCCTGGCGATAGGTCGGGTCGTGCGGGTACGGGGCCCCGGCGTGGGGCCGGCCGTCGCACGAGGGGCGGTCGCACTTCGGCTGGTTCTCCAGCCACGCCTGACGCTTGATGAGGGCTTCCAGCTCCTCCTCCAGCTGGGCCGGAGTCATCTCCCACGGCTCCAAAGGCTTCTTCACCCTAGGCATAAGCGTCTCCTATCGCTGAGGTGGGCTTCCATATAGATACAGAATACCGCCACCCCATGCCGAGGGTGGCGGTATTCTGCCCCAATGTCCCGAGCCCCACTCTACTGCTCGGGATCGATCACCTCAACGTCTGCCGGGCCGACGTCGATGAGTCCTTGCTCACGCTTGCGACGCTCGACCTCCGCGACCAGCTGCTCAATCCTCGACGTAGTGGCCGAGGCTGTCATCTCGGCCAGGTTGGAGGAGACCTCGATCTGGACCTTGGCCGAGTCGGCCCCGGCGCCTGCGGCCTCCCGCTCGATGCGCGCCGCGACGTCCATCATCTGGACGATCCCGTTCGCACTCATTCGGGCGATCCGGTCCTCGGTGAGGCTGTCTAGCCACATCTCGGCCTTCTCCAGCGCCTTGCGCCCGAGAGCCCGGTGACGGTCCCCCATGGCGATGCGGTAGCGGACCAGCTCGTTCGCCTCGTTCTCGGCCATGTGCTTGTCCCACGCCTCGACCCGCTCCCGCCACGACCAGCGGGCCGAGTAGGAGTTGCCGTTGGGGGCGTCGCGCACCCGACGTCGCTCCATGTCCCGGTACGCCTTGAACGACGCGTAGGCGGCCTCGGTCTCGCCGTCCTGACGCTTCCAGATCGGACGGGTGTAGTCCAGCGGGGCCGGCTTTCGCGGCGCTGGCGGCTTAGCGGTAGTCACAGCCCCTCCATAGCGGAGCTCCAGTCCTGGGACGGGGCTAGGGACTGGTTCACGAGGGCGCGGGCCAGGTCCTGGGCGAACTCCTCGGCGAAGGCCTCGCCCCATCCCTGGTCCCTGACCATGCGTGTACGGATGCCGGCGCAGGCTGCCGTGATGGAGAGGATCGTGTCCCCGGCGACCATGAGTGCGCCGCTGGCATCGGCCACCCCGCTATCCGGCTGCTCCGGGATGTCGTCAATCACTTCGCTTGCTGCGGTACTCATGGAGCAAGTCCTCCTTCTCCTGCTGCTTCCTCTGGTCAACCATGATCCTGTAGATTCGGGCCACTGTCTTCGCGTGCCAGCACGACGCCCACCGAGAGTGCTGACCGTGCTTGCAGGTGCACGTGAATCGGGGATACCCGTGGTCCGACTTCAGGACCACATGGTGGAACCTCTTTCCGTCACGCCCCTTGACCTCCCCAGTGCCTCGGGCCGAGTAGGACCGGACCCACCACACCCGAGGGTTAACCTCGTCCTGGTAGACGGCACCAGTCCTCCAGGTCTCGCGGGCCGACTTCAGCTGGGCGGGGGTCATATTCTCCCACTCGAGCTGGCGCACGAAGTCGAACTCAGTCGCGGTCAACCTAGCCCTCGCCACTGAGATCACCCCCGGCTCCGACGATCGGGTACATGCTCGACAACGTCGAGCCAGTCAGCGCCTCACGCACCGCCCACTCAGCCTCGTCGGCGTCCAGAACGGTGCAGGAGGCACCGCCGGCGGCGCGCACGCGGCAAATCTGGCGGACCTGCTCGACCGATGTGCGGGCCAGGGCGTGGTCGCGCGACTCGCCAGGCTTCTGGTGCTTGACCTCGAGGAAGATCAAGCGCCCCTCGACGCAGCACAGCACGTCCGGGAGGCCGGCCTCCATGTATACAGATCCGTGCATCTTCCAGGTGACTGACCCCGGCCAGACCTGAGCGATGCGGCGTCTGATGGCGTCCACGACGCCGCTCTCCTTGCTAGCCATGTCACTCCTTTCTGTCTAAGGGGACGGCCCCGCCGTAGCGGGGCCGTCCCAGGGAGTGGACTCAGAGGTCCAGGTCGTCGATGTCCAAGGCGTCCACGTCGAGCTCGACGGCATCCTCGACCGTGGCGTCGAGCTCCGGATTAGTCGGCTCGACAGGCGCGGCGACCTCCTCGGCCTCGTCAGCCATCGGGTCGTCCGCGGGCTCGGCCTTAGCCGGCTTGGTGGCCCGAAGGTACTCGCGCACCTCGCTCCTGACCTTCCCGTTGTAGGGCTCGCCGTCCTCTACGACGATGTCGACCGGGCGTCCAATCAGGCTCCTCGGGTTCAGAGCGATCTTCTTCTTGGCGATCTTGACGCCGAGGGCCTGGAGGAAGGCGGCGGAGCGGAACATCGCCTTCTCCGTCTGAGGGAGGCGGTCGATGATCTGCTGCCCGGCGTGGGCGCCCTCGGTGATCTCCAGGAAGACGACGAACATCGCGTTGCCGGCCTTGGAGGTCGTCTCCTCGAAGTCAGAGACCTCGGCGTGGTAGGTGCCGGGGGCGACGTGGGCGGTGGAGGTGTCCTTGTAGTTGGTGAAGTCGAAGGTCAGAGCCATGGTGATTTCTCCTGTGAAGTCGAGTTACTGGGGGTCAGTTGCCGGACTTGTCCGACTTGCTGGCGGCGGGCTTTCGCTCCGGTACTCCGCCAACTCCGAGGAAGCGCGATAGCTTCTCCAGAGTCATGGGGTGGTCGCGTCCGAGCACGGACGGGACCTTCCCGCGAAGGTTGTAGGGGATACGGGCCTTGGTCCCATACTCCGGGTCGGTGCCGAAGCGGACGATGTGCTTCAGCGAGGGCCCGTCGTCCCGGCCGGTGTTATCGAGGTCCTCCTCGACGTCGGCGTAGATGATGTAGTTGGGCGTGGCTCGGATGATCGACTGGGCGCCGCGCTGGACGTCCGGGGAGCGGCGCACGCCTCCGTTGATCTCGTCCTCGACCATCTTGACCTGAGCAGTCATGACGACGTGCATCGGCTCCTTGCGGTTGCCGTCGGCCAGGCCGTACCAGAACACCGCCGTGTCGGTCATGATGTCAAGCGCCTGGCCCCAGGTCCGCTGGTCGGCGGGGGCCGTGCCCTGCTTGATCTCGCGCACCGCGGTCTCCGAGAAACCGGTGAGGTATCGCAGCGTCATCTTCTGGAGGGCGGTAAGGCTGTCGATGATGACGGCCTTGTAGCCGTGCCCGCCCTTGTCCAGGCTCCAGAAGATGTCGTCCAGGGAGGTGACGCTCTCAGGGCGGACCACGTCGATGTTCTTGGCGTACGGGGCGTTCTTGAAGGACTGAGTCCCCTTCTCGCCAGGCAGGTCGATGAACAGGGTCTTGCCCATCGTGGCGACCGTGGAGGCGAGAGAGCTCTTGCCGGAACCCGGAGCCCCGAGGATCAGCCACCGACCATAGTCGGCCGCCTCCTCCTCAACGTCAACGATGTTGACGCCGGCGAAACTGGTCATTGAATTTCCTTCCGCTATTGGGTGGATGACTTAACTGTAGATGTATGACGGCGGGCATTGCAAGCCCGGAGGACTACCTGCCGCTGTGAGACGGGTCACGGTAGCGCAGGCCGTACTCCTCCGGCGCGTACTCCCCGCCGGGGCCGCCGACCATCTGCGCACGGCACAGATCGGAGAACTCACAGAACTGGCACGACGCCTTCCCGAAGTTGCGGGGCGCCTCGCCCCGGCGGTCCGCGCGAACCCTCGTACGGGAGATGTCCGAGCACGTGTCGGCTGCAGCCTGGAGGTGGGAGCGGACGAGATGCGGGCTGACCGGGGTGAGGTGACGTGCGAACCACTGAGAGACGACCTGCGGGGAGGTCAGCCGCTCGATCTCAGCCTCCTCGGCCGTGTAGGTCCCCGCCGCGCTGCCGTCCTTTCTCATCCCCTCGAAGTGGACGCCGTCGGCGCACCACCCCAGGTAAGTGCGCAGATCGTAGTCCTTGACCGATGCGCTGAGCTTCCCGGCCCTCGTGACCTTGGGCGTCTTCGGTGCCTTGGACCTGACCCGGTCGAAGGCGACGGCGCGCGGCGCCGGGAGGCCCCACTCGGCGCAGTCCGGCGACAGGCCCCACGCGTAGAGCTGGACCTGGCTGTCCATCATCTCGTCCAGGCTCGTGACCTGGCCGAGGGTGCCGGATGTCTTGCAGTCCCGCACCACGACGATGCCTCGCTTGCGGTCCAGGTAAACCTCATCGGCGTAGCCCCACAGAGTGACTCCGGTGCCCGGGATCTCGCGCTCCCAGCGCTGCTCGACGGCGAGAACGGCCTCGTTCTCCGAATCCTCGGCCCAGCGCTCCCGCCACTCGGTGTAGACGTGGGTTAGGCGGTCGGGGAGGGGCTGTCCGAGCCACTCCAGCCAAGTCTCCCGGGCCGTCTCACCGAGCCGGTCCCAGTAGTCCTGGGAGGCCGTGATGATCTCATCGGGTGAGGCGGTGCCGGGGAACGTGGGACCGGTGTCCGTGGTCTGAATCTCCCCCAGGTTGGCCTTGAGGGTCCCCTCGGCGCGGCCCTTGGCCAGCCGGTCCGCCGCACGGACGGCGTGGAACCACGACCCGAAGTCCAGGGCCGGGGTGACCTCGGATCGGGCGCGGCGCAGGCCATCGATGTAGCGGTACCTCCACGCCTGAGGGCAGCGGCGGTGCAGGGTGAGCGAGGAGTAGGTGGCCTTCTCGGCCGTGATGACGTCCTCCTCGGGGCACTGGGTGGGGCTCATGGGTAGCTACTTCCTATCGGCGTAGATGTGATTCATAAGTGTCTTCTCTAGGTCCGTGCGGTCCTGATAGGCCTGGAACACTAGATCGTCCACGGTGCCGGGTGCAAGCGCGTACCAGAACGTGGTCGCGCTCTTCTGACCGAGCCGGTTGAGGCGGTCGCGGGCCTGGACGATGTCGTCACGCTGCCAGGGCAGCGAGGCGAAGATCGCGTTCCTGGCAGTAACCAGTTCGTTCACGGCAACCGACAACGTCTTGATCTGGGCGACGATGACGAGACGGGCCGGGTCGTCCGACCCGAAGCGCTGCCGCATCTTCAGACGATCCTCAGGCTTTGTGGATCCGTCGATCCGCAGGACCGTGGTCCGCTTGTCGGCGATCTCCTCCTCCAGCGCAGCGAGCTCTCGGGTGAACGTCCCGAAGACGACGATGCGCTTCTCGTCCTCCAGAGTGTCGTGGATCAGGGAGGCTATGGTCTTCGCCTTGGACCGCCCGATCTCGCGCACCTCGCCGGCGTCGTCCGGTAGGTGGCCGGCCGTGATCTGACGGAGGCGGGTCATACGGACCAGGCGGCTGGCCGCCGTCGCGGCGTCCCCGCCGTCGGCGGCCTCGCGTATGTCGTCCTCCTCACGGAACTCGACCTGGAGCTTCGTGCGCATGTCCTCGTAAGCCTTAAGCTCCTTAGGGCTCAGCGCGACGGGGAGGACCGTATCGACGGCGTCGGGCAGGTCCAGGCACTCCTCCTTGATGGCAACCGATGAGCGCTCGCTCATGATCTCCTCCAGGCGGTCCAGGTTCTTGAAGCCGACGACCTCGTGCCCCATGTACCCGCCCATCTCGGCGTAGTCCTCCTTGAAGGCCTTGAACGTCGCAGGCTTGCGTTCTCCGTTGGGCTGTACCCGTCCGAAGGCCCTAGGATCCAGGAACCGCCACTGCCCGTAGACGTCGAGCGGGGAGTGGGGGATGACGGTCCCCGTCAGCCCGATCCGGCGCTCAACCCGTGAGCCGATCCGTCCCGCCAGGCGAGACGCGTTGGACGAGACCGACTTGATCTTGTGCATCTCATCGATCACTACGAGGTCCGGGTCGAAATCGGTAACGGCGCTCAGCACGACGTCGGCCATCGTCCTGGACCCGACCTGCCGGCGCTGCGAGAGCGTGTCCAGGTTGATCGCCTCAATCACTAGGCGGGGCTTAGAGTCCCCAAGAACGTCCGGGCCAGCCTTGGCCGCCATCTTCCGGTCCAGATCGATGCCATCTCGCCGGGCGGCCAGCGCCCAGGACCGGTTGGCGTGGAGTGCGCGGACGTCGTCTCCGGCACCGCGGCCCTTGCCGTCGGTAACGCGCGTTACCGACTTCCCGCCGCGAGAGCGGAGGGCCTCGACGCGCTGCATGACCGATCCGCCCAGAGCCTCGGCCCACACGTTGACCTGCGGGCTGACCCACTTAGGGGCCTGGAGCGCCCACTGGTCGACGGCGGCGAGCGGGCCGATCACGAGGACGCGGGCCTCCCGGCGCGGCGACGCCAGCGCGAGGAGGGAGCAGTAGTCCAGCGTGACCGCAGTCTTACCGGTCCCCGGCTCCATGAGGAGTGCCCCGACTCCGTTGCAGGCGATGAGCTTGGCCAGGCCTCGCTTCTGGTGAGCGAAGCGGGGAGGTCCGCCGAACTCGAACTTAGTCATCCGAGGCCTCCCCCCAGCATCCGGCTCAGCAGGTCGGCCACGTCGATCGGCTCCCAGTCGAGGATCAGGTCAAACTTGGGATCCAGGAGCCAGTCGGACGCGACTCCGGGCTGCATATCCTGATCAACGGGATAGTAGTAGGGATCCCCCTCCGAGTCGTAGTGGCGGGCGAAGATGCCGAAGACCTTCTCGTTCTCATCCGCCTGCGTAGATCTCCGGCGAGCGTCTTTGACGTGGATCAGATCGCAGCAGGGCCAGAACTCCTTCAGGAGGGAGCCGTCCTGAAACTGGAGCGGGGCACCTTCCAGGATGGACGGATACACCTCGCACTCGTCGACGGGGATCTTGACCTCCTCGGCGCTTCCCTCGGGGCTCCCGGCCTTCTCGGCGTACAGAATCTCGCTCTCCACCGTGGTCCCGTTCCCGAGGACCTTCCACCAGCAGTCGCCGTGGTAGATGATCGCGTCGGCGACGATGTTGCTGCCGCGCTTGAGCGAGATGTACTTACCCAGGGCCTGCACCCGCGAGTAGTCGGCGCTGTCGTTGTCGGTATCGTAGGGGTAAGTGCTCATCGGTTCTCTCCTAGGTGCAGTGCCGCGGCCCTCTCGGCCTCGGCGAGGATATGTGCTTGACGCCGGTCCTCGGGGATGCGTAGCAGGTCTTGGCGACGTTCGTGGATGTCTGTCAGATAGCGGACGTACTCCCCAACGAGCTCGGCCTTGCTCCGAGAACGGCCGACGCGGCGGCTGGGGACGTATGAGATCGGCTTCTTGCCCTTGACGGCCTGGATGTCTGAGTCCCGTACGTCACCGCCGGGGGACGCCTTCACGCGGCGCATGATCTCCTCGGCGCTCACGATGTCGTTCCGGCTCACCGCGCCCTCCTCTTATAGGTCTTTATAATAAATGCGACAGCTTTCAGTAGTGTTCTCACAGGTACTCCTCCTCCGGGACCGAGACGAAGGCGCCCTCGCGGATCGAGAAGGCCAGGACACGGCGGTCCCGGATACCTGCATCGACGGCCCTTACCCCGAAGTAAACGACCTGCGGCAGCTCAAGGAGCATCCAAAGGCCCCATACGAGCCCGAGGTGGGCCTCGGTCGGGAGCACGGGACGCAGGATCGCGGCGGCGAGAGAGGCGCCTAGAGCCCAGTACGCATGCTTCAGGGCTCTGTTCGCGTAGACGGCGTTGGGGGAGGTTAGAGAGTAGGTTCCGGGCTTGGGGCTCATGGTGATTCCTTACGGGGATGGTAATTTCAGCTTAGGTCATTCTGTGACGGGGCGGGCGTGCTGCTCGGCGATGTCCTGGAACAGGTCGGGATAGATGTCAGGCGACATGCAGTAGCAAACAACCCCGTTAGGCCGGACGACCCTCCCTAGAACCCTGTCGGCGATCGCATCGACGTCGTAGTAGTCATCGATCGTCCCACCGTCGACTAGCAGGTCTTCCAGGCCGGCGGCCAGCACGTCACGAATCTCGCGATCGGCGGCCGATTTGCGGGTCAGGTACAGGTTCATCAGATTCTCCTACAGGTACAGGGGTCGGGTGCGGTCATGAGGCGGAACCGCAGTCGCAGTACTGCTCTGGCTTCTCGCAGGATGGGCAGTACCGGTCCCCGGTCCACGGGTCCTCCAAGACCCCGGTCAGGCTGTACTCGCGGTAGGCGCGGGCGAGGGCCTTCTCATCGGTCACGTACATCTCGTTGCGGTACGCCTCCCACTGCGCCCAGCGCTTGCGCTGCGCTCTCATGGATCCTTTGCGTGCCATTTCAGTTCTCCTTTCTGCCGCAACGGTAGTTCCTTCGATGGCTCAAGACTACGCAGCACGTATGCCGAGGTGCAAGCCCTGGTAAAGGTCTACCCCAGTGACTTGCGCCACTGGGGTAGATTCCTTTGAGATTGCGCCGATTGGAGGCTTAATCCCCCCTGTAATGGGCTCGGATCGCCTGCACGGTCCGACGCTCCCCGTCGACGTAGACATTTGCCGCCGTCTGCCAAAGATGCCAGCTGCGCTCGTGCAGCATGGCGATGACGTCAAGGATCTCCTCGAAGTTCTTAAGGCCGAATGACGCCACGGTGATGTCCGGGACGTCGTTCTGGCGCAGCAGGGTCTCGATCGCCTTCCAGGCGTTCAGGCCCTGCACCCGGTACCCGCGGTCGAACACGGGATGGGCAGAGCCTCCCGCCTCCCATGCCCGCTCAAACGCCTCCTCCGGCGTCAGGAGGGGTAGCCTGTCGAAGTCGCGCACCTCAGCCCTCCCTCTCCTTGTTGTCACTACTCTTATCTAGGTCCCGTTCCTCGGGACCGTCCTCACCGACGGCGACCAGCGTGTACTGCCGGCCACCACGCCCGCCCTCAGCCATGATCCAGCCACGAGCGATCAGCCGGTCCAGGGCGGCCTTGGTCCGATCCCTGGAGATGTCCCCGTCCACGATGTCGAACAGGTCGCGGGAGTTCAGGCGGATGCCGACCTCGCCGCGGAACGCCCCGATGACCGTATCCTCGTCGTCCTGACGCTGGGCCATCTTCGCCATCACCTTGGACATGTCGGTAAAGTCCAGCTCCACGCGGCGCTCGACGTCGTTCACGTCCTCGCCGTCGGCGTTCAGGGTGCCTCCGCCTCCCGACGGTGTGCGGCGCGGGGGAGTGATGACGAGTGACGAACGCCCCTCGGTCCGGCTGTCGAGCGTGACCACGCCGGCCACCTGAGCCTTGCCGCGCCCGCCGGTCTTCTGGGAGTGGGCGCGGACCTGGCCGGGGCGGTCCTTCAGGACAACCAGCTCCATCTCCCCGACGTCTCCAGGCATGGGCTGCTTGATGGGCCACACCTGGAGCAGGGTGCCCTGCACCATGGCGACCTTGTGCTGCGAGCCGATCGGCATGGAGCCCTTCTCGGCGCTCTTGGCCTGGTGGTCGATGATGATGACCGTCGAGCGCCCGTTGCGGGTGAGGCGCTTCAGCCACGACGTGATGACGTCCGTCGAGACGGCGTCATTCGCGTCCAGGCCATGCAGGCCATAGAGCGCCGTCATACCATCGGCCACGATGATGTCCGGGTCGAGCGACTGCAGGGCCATGTCGAACTGGTCCTGGGCGAACTCGCCGGACTTCGTAGGCTGGGCCTTACCCCACTTGTTTCGCTGCATGTCGGCCAGCGGCCCTTCGGGACGAATGTAGGAGAACTGAGCCCGGAGGTCGTCGTCAACCGCGCCGAGCAGGCGCAGGCGGTTCAAGGTCTGGACCGGCTCGTCCTCGAAGTCGAGGTAGAGAGCCCGTCCACCCGCCTCGATCTCCTGCAGGCAGATCGCCATGGCGATCCACGACTTGGCCGACTCCGACGAACCGAACAGCATGTTCACACGCCCTCGGTACATCAGGCAGGCGCCGTCGTTGCGGCGGCAGACCTCGGGGTCCGGGACGGTGAGCTTGCCCGTCAGGTACGGCTCCAGGTCGACTGGGCTCCAGGACGAGGGGCGAGCGTCCAGCGGATCAAGGTCCTCGGGCACCTCGCCGTCGGAGTCACCTCCCCCCTCGACGTCGGCCTCCCCGCCTACCTCGGCGCCGTGCTCCGGGAGGAGGGCGCCGAGCGAGCGGGGCTCGGCGGAATCGCCGGCCTCAACGAACTCCGGCTCAGGGGCACTGGAGTCCAGCTCGATCGTCAGGCCGTCCCACTGCCGTGCCCACGGCGGCATCCAGCCCGGCACGTCGCCGGCCACGTCCGGCACGAAGCCGGCCACGGCCTCGGCGTCTCGCACCAGGCGCTCTACGAGCTGCACGCTCTCCTCCCCGATGTATTCGGCCAGGCGGGTGAAGCCGGTGGCCTCCCCGCCCTCCCGAAGGCGGCGCTTCGTAGTGTAGATCGCCTCGCGCTCCCGCAGCTCGGCGCCGTCCTCGTCATGGGTGGCCAGCGCCAGGGTGCGGATGACGAGGCCGGCGTTCCGCTCCCAGAACGGGTGCACGGTCTGCGAGTCCCCGTAACGAAGAAGGCCGCCGGCGAGGGCGACGTAGGCGTCGTGGCGCTGGCCGGGTCCGGGCCACGAATCCAGCAGGACGGCGCACAGGCCGAGGAGGATTACCTGAGCCAGTAGCTCGGTGCCGTCGACGAGGGCCGGCCCCTCGTCGCCGCCCCACGGCTCTCCCTCCCACTCGTAGGTCTCAGCCGTGGCGGGGTGGATCGAGGGCGGCACGATGGTCTGGGCACCGTTGCCGCGGATCTCGACCGACACGCCGGAGCCGCGGCCCGACTTGTCGGGGATGCGCAGACGGCGGGTCGCCGGCAGGGTTCCGGGCTTGGCGCGGTACCAGTAGTGTGACTTGCGTGACGTCTCGCGGCCATGGACCGCTGCCGTGTAGGGCAGCAGGTACGACTTCAGCCGTGCCGCGGCGGGGTGGTCGAGATCGATGTCGATCAGGTCCCCCGAGGCCTCGCCGAGGAGGACTCCGAGGTTTGTGGAGCCCCCAGCCGTGTACTCCTCAAAGGCGGCGCGGACGGCGTCCTCCCCCTCTCCGGTGTCGGTCGTGGGGTCCGGCCAACGGAGTTTTGTCCAGCCGGCCATCGTGGGGGCCTTGGAGTGGCGGGGAATGGGCAGGGGCGTCAGACCCCTGCGGTACGCGTCAAGGGCCGCCTCTACGACGGCCGCGTTGTGCTTCTCAGTTGTGCTCATGGGTCCTGGGTTGCTGGGTGAGGTAATAGTGAGTAGATGCCCTGAAACCGGTGACCGGTAGTCAGCCGGTCACCGGTTCGAAGGGTTGTCTGGATTGGTGAAGGTGGTCCGATGAGGAGTCACCTTGATTCCCGAAGGATGTGGAGCCAGATCCAGCTCGCGATTCCCGTACGCCTCCATGAGGCGCGCTAGGACGATCCTGGGCTGAAGGCCCTGGCGCTCTGCCCGGCGGACGACGCGGTCCCAGGTAGCCTCCCTCATAGTGAACCTGACTTCCTTGCGAGGTCCGGAAGGGTTACCCGGCTTCCGGCCGAAGTCGATCGATGTGGGGGCATCCAACGGCGAGAACCGCTGGTCGAGGTCTGGGCGGTCGTCCACGTACGGGACGAGCTTGTCCTTGCTGGGGCGGGGCATGTCATCTCCTCTGTCGGGTGTATGCCCCGCATACACTACCCGAGGGGTATTGGAACCTCAAGGGTTCGAGGGCCGAAGTGGCCGGACGGTTGCCGCATCCCGCGGCTGGAAGTCCATTCATTACGAAGGCTCATGAGACGTTGACTAGACGTCCGGGCGAATCTAGATCTCAGTTTCCCGCGTACGTCGCCGGACGGACCACCACAGCCCGAACCGGTCCCGAAGGGGCGGTTCCCATCGCTCGGGGGACTTCCCGGGCCAGTCTCGCCGATTCGGAGCGCCAGTGGTGATGACGTTCGCGAAGGGCTAGTCTGACGGGGACCTTCCCGAGGAAGCGTTTCAGCGGGGCGCTCCTTGCGGAGCCGCTTCTCCCCACGTTCCGGGACCTGTCGATGACGCCTCGGATCGCGTTTCAGGTTGTCCTCCGGTCCCCGTCCCCCTCGCACTGACCTGTGCGTGCTTCTCGGCGAACCTCGGGGCCTTCAACCCGCGGTCCTACACCCTCACCGACTCCGGAGACTCGTTTGGCGGCCCACCCCTAACTACGAGCCGGGGGCTACGGGGAACACACAAGGCCTTTCCCGACGCCGGTGGTGATGATTGGCGGAATCCAGTTATCCGGGCCCTGCGAGCCTTGTAGCGGTGGTCGACTTGGCTTAGAACCCCGGGAGGCGTGTCCCGTCTGAGTCCCGTCCGTCCAGGCCATCGCGTACTCGCAAAGCCTCCCAGCTGACTGGGTATCTCTATCGCCTCGGGTTAGTTCCTCGTCCGGAAAGGAACGTCCGCCGCTGGCTTGCGGCGGCCAATCCGGGGAGTTTCGCCCCCTCGGCGGTGATGGGTTCATTAAACCCCAATCCGAAGGGGGATGCAACCTGAAATGCCCATTTACCGCGTGAACGCCGTCACATTTGCGCGGGGCGGCCGGCGCGGCCCCTCCCGGAACGAAGGTGTGTGCACGGCGTAGGCCGGGTGCGAGGGCGGCGTAGGATCCTCAGAAGCGTTCTAAGCCATTCTGAGCGCCTTTAAGGGCCGCACCCCTCCGGGAGTGCGGGGACGGGGTAAAAGTCCCTCAGAATCGCTTACACGGCCTCTGGGGGGCATGCGTGGCCCTCTCCTCGGCACGAAGGTGCGAGCAAGCCTCGCGATCGGGGGTCGGCGGCTCGGGGACGCAGCGCATCGGGCGGACCGACGTCGGAGCCCGAGGTCGCTGAGAGGCCCGAGGGGCGGGCGTGTTGACCGAGCGCAGCGCAGCGGAGCGAGCCTCAACACGGCGACCCGAGGAAAGCCTCTCCGCCTGGAGCCGAGAACCTGCGAGGACGCGTGGGCGACCGGCGCCCCAGCGCCGCAGCGCCCTTCACGCGGACACCGCAGGGGCGAAGGCTCCCCGGCGCTTGCGACGGGCACGAGTCGGACCGGGGTTCAAAGACCCGACCCCGAAGCGGAGCGAGGGGTCGGGTCGGAACCGGCAACGGGTGCGGAAACGGAATCGGCAACGGAGTGGCCCAGGTCACATATATACATATATTCCACTACCCACACACAGGAGCGTCCTTCCCCCCCTGACTCCGTCAGGGGGGAAGGACGCGAGTGTGTGTGGGCGCGCGCGGGCGCGCGGGATATCGAATTCTGAGGATCAGTGCAAGCCCAAAACGGTGGGATTGTTCACGGAATAGGGGTTTTAAAGTTAGACATTCATCACACCTAGATTTGGGAATAGTATGCAGGCATACGGCTGAATCCTAGTAATGGCGCCAAAGCTGTCAAAGTTGTAGCGCGACACGCCCGGATCGGGGGGAACGCGTAACTTGGCATACACATTTTGACATAAGCATTAGTTACCCTTCCAACCGTGCTTAAAACGCCGTGACCGCTGCCACTTTCTCACTATGCGGACAACTGTCTCAGCATGCGGACAGGCGGCCGTGGAGTGATTCAGGGCACACAAAAGGGCCCCTCCCACTCCGGGAGGGGCCCCTCGTGCGGGGGTCTCAGGCGTCCTTCTGCGCCCTCGCGTAGGGGGTCTTGTTACGGGCCGGGCGGCGTGTCCCGCCCTTCGTCATCGTGCCGGGGAAGGTCGGGTCGATGCGGCGTGCGCGACGCAGCCAGGCGTCCACGGTGTAGACGCTGCGTCCCAGCTCCCTGGCGATGTCGGTGCGAGTCTTGCCCTCCTCGATCATGGCTCGCAGGGTCTCGACTGGCGCCCCGCGGTACTGGTTGCCCCCTCGTGCGGGCTTCTCGGCCCTCTCAAGCACGTTTGCGGCGATTTCACAGAGGGTCCGGTGGGGGACACTGTCAGGGAAGCGAACGCCCGTATCTGGGCGGCACAGAAGGTTTACGACGTGGTACCGGCCGCCGGCGTCGGGAGTCTCGGTGATCTCGACCCAGTACTCGATCTCGTTCTTGGTGTCCCTTACCTGGACGGCGGGGCGGCCCTGGATCGTGGCCTTGCGGGCGGGGTAGGTGCGGAGCGCGTTGCGCATGGTGTCTCCTAAAGTGTGATGTAGATCTCTGAGTGGTTTGGGAATAGGCTAGAATCCGTTGCAATCGCTGGGTATTCCCGGATTCTGAGTTTTGAGACGTATGTCTCGGGAGATGTGGGGTGAAAGTGTGATGCATGTCTCCGAGAATATGGGAATACAGGACTTTTACCAGTGTTTCCAACGTATTCCCGGTTTTGAGGTTTTGAGACGTAAGTCTCAATCAGACGGCCGGGAGAGGGTCGTCCTCGTCGTGCAGATCGTGCACGCCCCAGCGGGTCCCGGCCGACGGTCCGGCCACGATCGGGACGTCCATCTGGCAGTCGAGCGGCCGGAGGAGGACGTTGACGTTCTCCATCCGACGCTTGCACTCGATCAGGATCTCCTGCCAGCGGTCCTCCGGGACCTCGATGCAGATCTCGTCGTGCACGGTGGCCACGACGTGGGCGCCCTCTACGCGGGGAAGTGGGTAGCCTGGCAGCGTGCCCATGATCGACGCGGCGGCCATCTGCATGAGGTCCGAGCCGAATCCCTGCACAGGGCTGTTCAGGGCGTTGCGCTCGGCGTGGGAGGACTTGAACGAGCTCTTCGAGTAGAGGTCGCTCAGCCACTGCGTGCGTCCTATGGGGGAGGTCACATAGCCGCGCTCGTAGGCCCGGCGCTTGGCGCGCTCGTGCCACTGGCGCATGCCGTCCCACATCTCGAAGAAAGCGCTGTGGACGGACTGCGCCTCGGCCAAAGTGAGAGAAACATCATAGGCGGTGGCGGCGTAGGACTGGAAGCCGCCGGGGCTCATGCCGTAGAGGAGGCCGAAGTTGCCTGCCTTCGCCCGCTTGCGCTCCAGGGAGGTCACGTCCTCGGGAGCCTTGCCTGCGATCTTCGCGGCGAGGAGCCTGTGAAGATCGTCACCTCGCTGGAACGCCTCGATCATCGGGGCCGAGCGGGAGATGAACGCCGCCACGCGAAGCTCTACCTGGCTGTAGTCGAGGTCGAGTAGGACGTGCCCGGGGCGGGGAACGAAGGCCGGTTTTAGTGACGCAGCGCACTGTTGAAGATTGGGTGACGAACAACTCAATCTGCCAGTTTTTACAAAGCCTACGCTGTAGGTGGCGTGGATCACGTTGTTAGGGTCACGCAGCTCCAGCCACGAGCGCAGGAACTCCAGTGTCTTGGTCGCGTCGCGGTGGCGGAGCAAGGCGTCTGCGGCAGGGCTGCCCTGCCGCTGCTGGGCGATGAGGACCGCCTTGTTCCACTGGGCGTTGCCTGAGTCCGTGCGGGCCGTCACCCGTAGGTCGCCGGCCTCGATGGCCTGGGCCACGAAGCCCTGGAACCACTTCGACGTCGCGGCCGTGGTCACGCCGTCCTTCGCCGGCGCCGGGGCGGGCTCGGTCCCGTACAGACCGAGGATGTCCTCACAGGCCTTGAGGCGAAGGCCGTCCATCTCCTCGATCTTGGCGTGGACCCAGTCGACGTCGAGCAGGAACCCCCGCTGCTCGACCTTTGTGAGAGTCTTCACAGTGGGCATAGCGACGTAGGTGGCGACCTTGCCGAGACGGGCCATCTGGATGTCGTCGGAGTCGAAGGGCTCCTCGTCGCCGGTGAGGAACATCTGGTCGCGGTGCTCCTCCTCGATCTTCCAGGTGTAGTAGGTGTCACGAGCCGCGTACTCGCCGAGCTGGATCAGGTCGACCTTCTCAGCGGCGCCAGGCGTGCCGAGGTCGAAGTCGTCCCACTCCTCGATCCCGAAGTCTCGGGCGGCGCGGATCTTCAGGCGGGTGCGGGCCTCGGTGTCCACCAGCTGAGACGAGACGGTCGTGTCCCACTCGATCCGATCGGAGAGGTCCACGCCAGCCTGGGCGAAGACCCAGCGGGCGTCGAACTTGATGTTCGCGTTGACGAAGGGCTTCCCGCTGCGGTTGATCTCGCGCCCGATGATCGCCATGACCTTCCGCCACGCGCCGAGCAGCGGCGAGGCCGGGTGCGAGAGGGGTACGAGGTAGGTCATCGGCTGCTCGCCGCCGAAGGTGCGCCAGTTGTAGGCGCCGGCCGCGGCGCGATCGGCGTTCGGCAGGGTGAGGGAGGCCAGGACGATGCGGGCGGGGTAGCCGCCGTTGGTGTCGCCGCCGGCCTCCGCGTACTCGTCTAGACCAGTGGTCTCCAGGTCCATGACGACCTTCTGGGAGGCGTGGATCGCTTTGACGAGGCTCTTCAGGTCCTCCTTGCCCCAGACCCACGTGATCGGGCCGCAGGGCGTGTGTGAGCCTCGGGCGGCCTCCCTGGCCCGGCTCACGACCCTCTCCAGGTCCATGATGCTCATGACTGCTCCTATCTGGGACGGCGGATGCCGTCGCCGGGTGATAGGCCCAGCATACATTTTGTGAGGTGACGGGTGAAGTGCTTACAACTTTACGGATAGTGATAAAGGCAACAGAAAACCCCCGGGTAGTCATCCCGAGGGTTTCTGGTGGCGCCCTTGCCTGCGCAGGCCGACTCTCCAAAGGTGGTGGGCGAGAGTCAGATCTCGTGCAGGAGAGAGACTAGCACGTCTTGGAGGTTGCCGACCTTGTACGAGTACTCGACACGGCTGCGGCGAGAGTAGACCTCCATAGTCCACATAGGCCAACGGCCGAGTTTCTCCTCCGACTGGGTGAGGGTCAGGACGAGGTCGTTGCCGTTCTCTGCCAGGACCGCGGGGGCGTCGTCCTTCGTCGCAGTGCTCACGTAGCGTAGGTAGGGGCGGAGGGCGTTGACCCATGACTGGGCGGACACGCGCCGCTCGGTCAGCGGGTTGAAGTTGCCTGGGAAGGCGAGGTGATTGGTAGAGAGGGATGTCATTGGATTCTCCTATCGGTTAAGGGCCTCAGTAGGCGTGCCAATGCCTCGGATGATTTTGGCGCCGCCATTTACACGGACCTCGGCCCGTGAGCCTACCAATCCTTCGGCCGGGAGGTAGACCTTAGAGTCTCCCCAGGCTTCGACGTCCACTTCGTCTGAGGCTATGTATACGGCCGCATCCATTTGGACGACCACCTCGGAGCGATCGTAGGCGTAGACGGTGGCCGAGTCGTAAGCATCCACAACGCCGCCCTCCGCGGCGTATACAACCGCAGACTCCTCGGCGATAACGGTCGTATCGCCCTCCCCGGAGACCCAAACCGGCGCTGGGCCGTAAGCCACGACGTGAAGGTTCGCCAGGGAGTCATCTACCGAGATGGGCTCGCCGGCGGTGCCTCGGAGGTAGAAGGCCGAGTTGTAGTGATTGAGCGCGTACCCCTCACGCTCGGCCTCGGCCAGCGCTCTGGAGATGTCTTCCGTTGAGTTGATTGTGTATTCGTACTGGTTCTTCACGGTGGGACCTATCTGCTGAGTTGACCGTATCTCGGCCTACGTCGACTGTACGTCAGTGATGAGGCGGCAGCAATACCCTCACAAGTTTCAGTACGTGATCTGCGCAACTTAGGTCTCAATGTGTGCAAGGATTTGTGGAAAAGGCTGGGGACAGGGATAAACTGTCCTCAGCATTCCCAGTAACCCTAGATTGGAGACCCGTGAGCCCGCTGGACGAGGCGATCATCGCCAATGACGCGCTCCCCGAGCGCGAGCGCAAGACGAACATCGACCTGGCCGAGGAGTTCAATACCTCCGAGGCGACCGTGCGCCGTCACCGGCGCGCCCTGAAGCGCAAGAGCCGTGATGAGCTCAGCCGAGACGAGTTCTTCGACCTCCCCGTCGGCGTCATTACGAAGCGCGGCAAGACGGTCCGCCTCGCCGACGGCTCGTACGAGAAGATCGAGTACCGCCCCGGCACTCTGGAGATGGAGGAGGCCAAGCGTCTCTCCTATGAGGACCTGGAGCCTGTCTTCCAGGAGCCCCTTCTCCCCCAGGTGTCGGCCAACGTCGAGGATGACACGCTTGTCGTCTGCATGGCGGATTTTCAGGTAGGCAAAGCTCTTGAAGACTCAACCCCGGTCCTGACGACCGACGGCTGGAAGCGCCACGGGGACCTCCGCCCGGGCATGCACGTCTATGGCCGGGACGGTAAGCCGAAGCGCATCCTTGCAGTGACCGGCTCGACCGAGCAGGACCTCTTCGACGTCACTTTCCCTGAGGGGCGAGTGCTGCGAGCTACTTCGGGGCATCTCTGGAGTGGCCGTCGCCGCATGCACCCTAGGGGGGACACGTCCAGGTGGGAGGACCGTGAAATGACTCTTACGACAGCTGAGATCGCGAAGATCACCCGAATGCGGGTCGGTAGGATGCGGCCCTTCAAGGTGTGGGCGCACAGCCCGATCGAGCTGCCTGAGGCCACCCTCCCCATCGACCCCTACATCCTGGGGTTCTGGCTGGGGGACGGGCGAGCCTCGGGCGGGCGTATCGCCAAGGGAGCCGTGGATCGTGACCACCTGCTCGCCCTTGGGCACGAGATCAAGTCCCGGGAGGGCCTGAGCACCGTCGTCGTAGACGGCCTAACCCGGGATCTTCGACTGGCGGGACTGAAGGACAACAAGCACATCCCTGAGGCGTATCTGCAAGCCTCATCTGAGCAGCGCCTCGCACTCCTCCAGGGCCTCATGGACTCCGACGGATATTGCAACCCGAAGACCGGGGCTATCGAGTTTAGCAACACCAACAAGAACGTCATCGACGGCGTCCTCACCCTCCTCCACTTGGAGGGAGTAACCCCCAAGGTAACTACGGCTATCGGACACTACGGCGATGTCCAGTGCAAGCAGCACTGGCGCATTCAGTTCCGAGCAGACCGGCCGATGTTCCGACTCCCTCGCAAGGCCGCCAATCAGCGGCCGTCTACAGAGAGGCAGGACCATCGCCTGTCCGTGATCGACGTCGTGCCTGCCGGGCGAGGCATGGCTCAGTGCATCACCGTCGAGGGCGGGGAGTATCTGGCTGGTCGGGAACTGACGGTCACGCACAACTGCGGTAGCGGCGGCGGCACCGCTGACACGGTCCGGCTCGTGCGCAGGGCGATCAAGGACATCGCCGACGACATCCTCTTCCGCGGCCCCTACAACCGCATCATCCTCGCCGACGTCGGTGACTCAACCGAGGGGTTCTGGAACGTCGCCAGCCAGGCTCAGACCAACGACCTGAGCCTCACTGACCAGATCCGCGTCGTTCAGCGCCTCTACGCCGAGGCCCTCCGCACCCTCGCACCGCTGTGCTCGTCCATGTACTACGTCGCCGTCCCGTCTAACCACTGCGCCGTCCGCACCGGGACCGGCAAGAACAGCCGCGCCAACGCGCCGGACGACGACTTCGGCATCATGATCTCGAAGAACATCGAGGACATAATCGAGGACCGCGCCGGCTTCGGGCACGTGAAGTTCTTCCGCCCTGAGAAGTGGGAGGAGGCCGTCACCGTGGAGGCTGCCGACGGTACCCGCATAGGCTTCACGCACGGCCACCTGGCGGGCTCCCAGAGCAAGGTGCCGGGATGGTTCAGGGACCTCGCGTTCGGCCGCAGGAGCGGCCTCTACGACGCCAGGATCCTCGTGCACGGGCACTGGCACAACTTCGGTGTCCGCCAGGTCGGGGACGCCCGCTGGATCATCTCCTGCCCGAGCGCTGACCGGGGATCCGACTGGTGGACGAACATCAGCGGCGACTCCACCAAGCCCGCAATCCTCACTTTCGAGGCCCAGGGCGGAAACGCCTACGCCTGGGAGCTCTACTCCTGACACGCTAAGACCCCCGCTTGTACTAGCCCAGTTACAAGCGGGGGTCTTGTGCTGCCGTCAGGCCGGGGTCTCGATGCAGTCCACAGAGACCCCGTGCACCACGAACCCCGCCGCCGGGGCCTGGATCCTGGGCGCCCACAATCCCGTTGCCTTCGGGTCCGTGGTCGGCTTGACACGCAGCGTGGCGGACACGTGCTCGCCCGGCTTCAGAGTGATCTCCCCGAGGCGCTGGCCGATGTCCTGCTTGATATCGCCGTTGCCGAACTCATCCCAGGTGCGCACGTTGTCGACCGGGATCTTCTCCTCCGGCTCGTCGAAGTTACCCTTCCACGTGTAGTGGATGCTGATCTGCCACGTGCCGATCGACGGGAGCATCTGCGCCAGGCTCGGCTGGAATCCGATAGCCCCAGGGACGTGCAGACCATCGTTCTCGAGCGTGACGCCCGCGAAGCGGGGCCAGGCCGACACTGGCGCGAACTGGCGGTGCTCCACCCCCATGATCGTGTTCGGCCGCACCACGAGAGTGCCGCGCGCGGTCCCGGCGGGAACGGGGAAGCCGGGGTCAAGGACCAGGACCCTACCCTTAGCCTCAGTCGCAGCCTCAGCCGCCTTCCGGGCCACGTCGCCAACATAGTCGACCAGGGTACGCGGGGCGTAGATGGAGTCCGCAACCTCACGGGTGACGTACTTGGACAGATCCGCCAGAGGCGTCGGCTTACCCTCGTCGTTGATCTTGACGCCGGACGTGCCGATGTTGATCGTCACCTGCGACGGCCCACAGTACCCGGTCTGAGGCTTCTCTTCTGCCATGCTTCTCCTTAAGCCTGAATCTCGACAGTAGTTGGGATCTCGGAGGTGCCATCCCACACGGTGACGGTAGCCCCGATCTCATCAGTGCCGTCCCACACGGCCGCCGTCGGGCCCGCAGGCGGGGGTGGCGGGGTCTTGTAGACCTTCAGCCAGTTGAACTTCACGTCCGCGCCGGGACGGACGGCCACAGACGGGAGCCACTTGGCGTCAACCTTGGCAGGTAACTCCATGTCCAGGACGATGCGGCTGTTCTGGGCCGCTGGGAGGCGTCGGTCGAAGATCGCCCCCTCACCTAGCTTCACGTTCGCGTCGCTGTACCGGTTGATGACGATCCGCACGACTGCCTCAGCGTCGGCTGAGTACTCGTACTCGATCGTCCACTTACCGTTGTCGCGAGCCAGGGCGTAGTTGCCGTACAGGGTCGAGGATGAGCCCGCCCGGATCAGCGCCCCATCGCCGTCCCTTACACCGTTGCCGCGCCACCACGCCCCGAACGGGGGAAGAACGCTGTCAGTCATCCGTGTCCTCTCAGGCCTTGATAGCGGCCAGGGCCTCAGCTGTGGGCACGGCCCATCCGACAACGGTCACGCCAGCCGCCTGAGCGGCCGACTTGGCGGTCTCCTGCTCGTCCTTTGAGGTGACGAGCACCCACACGCCGTCAGGGAAGACCGTCTTGGCGGCACCCCAGACGCTAGCCCCGGCCTTGGACGCCGAGAGGATGCCCTTCTGGGCGTCCCTGATCGTGTCCGTGAGCATCCAGTCCGCTGTGGCGTCAGTGGCGTCCACTACGCGCGTGTACGTCGGATACTCGGACTTCATGATGGTGCGCAGCTTGGACTGCCCGCGCCCATGGATCGCCTGGTAGGTCTTCCCGGGGCGGCCGCCCAGGGTGGTGAGCATCTTCCCATCCGAGGACTTGTAGTACTCGGCCTTACTGTCCTGGAGGCCGTTGCGAACGTTAGGCAGGAACTCGATGCCAGCGGCCTCGAACATGTCGGCAGACTCGACCATTCCGGCGACGTCCAGGCCCCGGGACCGGGCGCCTGCGATGGACACGCTGGAGAACTCTCTCGTTATATTGTCGTTGCCAGTGAACGCGTTAGGGATGCCCACGGCTAGGTCCGCCGTATCAGCCACGCCACGCAGCGGCGCAGTCACCTGGCTGGGCTTCAGGGCGGCCACAGCCTTGAGGTCGTTCAACGAGTAGGCGATGCGGTTCTGGTCGCCCCATCCGCCGGAGAGCCACGCCATGACTGGCAGCCCATCACCCTGGGCGGGAGGAGGCGACGGCGGGACCGCGGGAGCGGCTGGGATGACCGGGCCCTGGGCCTTTGCCCATGGCGCGAGGGACGCGACCGCGTCGCCGATGCGCTTCGCGGCGGCCGCACCGAAAGCGGCGGCGCCCATCTTCGTCGGGTGCGTGTCATCCGACAGCAGGAGCGTGTCTCGGGTGCCGTCGCCCTTGGGTGCCCCGGAGTTGCCGGTGCCGGACAGGACGTCCGACACCTGGACGACGGGGGAGTTGGCCGAGAGCGGGGTCTCGCCCGTGGCAGGCGCCCAGGCCCGGGTCACGCGGTAGGCGACGCCGTTGTAGACGACCACGTCACCGGTCGCGCACACGCGACCATCACGCCACGGCACGGCCTGCGAGTCCGCAACGCCGAGCCAGTCCACGAAGGCAATGCCCGCCTCTATCCCGCCACTAGCGACCACGCCGGCCTTCGTCGCTTCGACGTTGATGTGGGCGGAGCGGGACTGGAGGCGGGCCACCGAGGACGGCTGCGGGCCGAGCACCACGATCGGCACCTGCGGGAGCTTGGCGCGGACCTTCGTGATGAGGGCCTTCACGGCCTCCGTGATCGCCAAGCCGGTAGCGTCGCCGTTGTCGATCACCTTGTCCGCGTTCAGGGAGCCGATGGTAACGAGGAGATTCGGGGCGGCTGCGCAGACTGCGTTGACGCGGGCATCCACCTCGAAGCCGTCACGGCCGCTGGCCGAGTAGCCGAAGCCGGAGCCGTCGACCGCGCTGAACGCGGGCACGCAGCCCAGTGCGCGCGACACGACCGCCGGGAGGTTGAAGCCCTGCCCCATCGTGCTCTCCGTGGACCACGAGTCACCTAAAAATCCGACCGTGGGGACTCCCTGACCGGCGCGGAGCGGGAGCGCTGCGAGCGGGGCGTCGGCGGGCGCTGGAGACGGGGCAGGGGATCCGCCGCCCTGCTGGTTCTTGACCTGCTCCAGCTCGGTCTTCGTGGCGTAGGTGCCGGCGGCGTCGGTCTTCTTCAGGTAGTCGCCCAGCTCGGCCTTGGTCGCAGACCCGTCGATGCGCACTCCAAGGGCGGCGTCAGCCTGCCGCATCTCGGTCTTGGTGGCGAAGCCAGAGAGGTCAGGAGCCTGCCCGCCCCCGCCTCCAAGCTGAGCCTGAGCCAGCTCGGCCTTCGTGGCGTAGGTAGCGGCGGCGGTGGCCGACGGCAGGGCGGCCTCAGCGGTGGCCTTGACGGCGTCGATCCGGCCGCTCAGGGCGGCGTCGCCCTGCGTGCTCTCGGCCTTGGTGGCCAACCCGGCGGCCGCGGCCTTCGTCAGGAAGCGTTGATCCGAGCCCTCTCGGCTGTACCACGTGAGATCTGCCATATCTGTCTACCTCCAGGTGAGTGTTCCATTGCCAAGGTCTATGACCGCGGCTTTACCCATAGCCTCAAGGATACCTGGAGTTCCCGCACCCCGGACACCCCGACCGTCCGGGCGGACTAGCCCGTCGTCAATCCTTCGCCAGGTGAGGACCCCATCACCGAGATCGACGACCTCGACAGGGTTGGCGGCCTCCAGGGCGCCGAGGCTGCCGGTGGGGCGGACCTCGTGACTTCCTGGGGTCAGGATTCCGTCAGCCGGAGGCTGAGGCGTGGGCGGCTGGGGCGGGGTATAGGTTCCCGACAGCAGATCAGCTAGTGTGAAGATCTGGTCAGCGGAGAGCGCTACCCGGCGACGGAGATGGACCCCCGAATCTCCGGGAATATTTAGATCTATCTCATAGTTTCCGGGAGAGACGGTCACCGACCGGCCCGCAGGGCCTACTAGATATCCGTCAGTATCGATGCGGATCGATGTCCGACCTGCGACGACGTCTCGATCCGGGAGAGGAGCGTCAAGGCTGGCGGGGGTGAGAGTGAGGCGGCCCAGGCGCCCTAGGCCGTCAGGGCCTACGACGCGGCCGGTGATCGTTGCGGTGGGGGAGGTCATCAGGGCTCCTGACGTAACGGTTTCGTCTCAGACTTTACCTTATCAATACGATCATGTAATGACTGGACCTCCATGTATAGGTGGGACCTATCAGTACGGGCGTCATTGCGGACTCCCTCGATCTGGTTCTCCAGGCGGGCCATGCGGGCGTCGTGCTGCCGGTCCGACTCGCGCAGGTCGTCGACCGACGCGGTCAGGCGGGCCAATCCGTCCAGGACCTGCCCGAACTTGGAGTCGAGATCGTCCCGTAGGTTCGAGCCGTGGTTGTTGTGGACGCCCTCCGAGGCCGACTCTGCCGCGCTGGCTGCCCTCGCGATGTGGGCGTTCATCCGGGTCATCCTCTCCTCCAGGCGCTGCTGTTGCTTACGGATCGTGATCCTGAGCCAGGTGATGAGAGCGACCAGCAGGGCCGTCCCCGCCGCGATCACGTCCGGCGAGGTCAGTATCGCGACGATCGGCGACGGGGACGCCCCTGCTGCGATCATGGCTGCCTCAGCCGGCCAGGCCGGAGGTGTGGCGGGGGTTGTAGGCCTCCGTCTCGGCAGAGGCCACGGCTCGGTCGGTCTCCTCGGGCAGGGAGAACGACTTCAGGACCGAGGCCAGGGCGGCCGCGCCGGCGATGCCCAGGGCGCCCTTCCAGTCCAGGCCGAAGAGCGAGCTGCCGACACCGAAGGCGCCCACGAGGGACTGCGCGAAGGTGGAGATGGCGCGCTCGGCCAGGCCCTCCCAGAACGTCGCGGTTGCGTACTTCACATGTTCTCCTTCCATAGGTAAGGGCGGGGACCCTCGTGAGTCCCCGCCCTTAGTGTATCCCTATGAGTCTGTGAGCCTTCTATAGGTCACGACGATGTCACGACCTCACCACAACCTCCGAGAGTTGGCCTTGGAGTTGTTCAGCGCCCGCTGAAGAGCGCCGATCGTGGCAGTGCCCGGCTCACCGTCGACCCAGTCAGCGAAGTCCCAGCCCCGAGGCAGGTACTCCTTGTGCCAGGCCATGATGAGGAACTGTAGTGTGCGCCACGTGGCGGATCCGAGGATGCCGTCCTCTGACAGACGTGGGGCGTCGTTCAGCGCCGTCTGAGTGGCCGCCGGGACGGCCGCGTTCAGGAACGCCTGGAGGCGAGCGATGGCGGGCGAGCCGCCCTCGTTCAGGACACCGTCGATCGAGGTCCCCATGACCTGCTGGAGCCTGCCGATCGTGGCGATGCCGAAGACGCCGTTGCAGGCGAGCTCGCTCTGCCCGTCGGACTTGTTCTTCTTGCCGGTGTAGGGGCTCGCCGACGTCGAAGAGGGGGCAGCGGGGGCGGGTGCGGAGGTCACGGCTCCGCCGCCCACCATCCGATCCCAGGCGGACCGGTCGCGCAAGCGGTTCAGGTCCAGCGTGCCTGAGTAGCCTGGAAGGCTGCCGTCCTCGGTGTACTGGTGGATGAGCGGCTGCCCCCAGTAGGAGACCGAGGGCACGGCCGGGTCCGAGTAGGGGCGGCCGTAGTCGCTGTAGTCCGGGCCTCCGGCGTACCAGAGCGGGTACTGTGCGGCGACGGCAGCCCAGTCGTAGCCGTTGACGGCGCTGCCGTTCATGTAGATGCCCGGCGTGGAGCCCGTCAGGGACTTGACCGTGTCCAGGAACGTCTTCGCCCAGGAGGGGCCCTGCGCGACGGCGTTATCCTCCCAGTCGAGCCACAGGGTGGCCCTGCTGCGGAGAGCGCCGACGGCGGACACGAAGTAGCGGGCCTGAGCGGCCGCGTCGCCCGGACGGGCGAAGTGGTAGAAGCCGAGCCGCTTCGAGGCGCCCAGGGTGGCCTGGGCCTGGGAGACCATGTACGGGTTGACGTAGTCGTCGTCCTCGGTCGCCTTCACGATCACGAAGTCCGCCCAGATCCCCGCCACGTTCAGGCCGGCCTGGTGGCTGGAGATGTCAATGCCGTGCGCGTGCTGCGGCGCGGCAGCCTGAGACGCCGGCGCGGCCGGCTTGGCCGGGGCCTTCCACTTGGCGAAGGCGGGCCACTGCTGGAGGAACTTCGCCTCGCTGAAGCGGTGACAGCTGGTCCACGACCCACGCTGAGTGTGCGGGTGGCTGCTGTAGCGGACGGTGCGCGTCTCGCTGCCCGTGGTGTCGCCGGCGTAGCCGTCGATCGATCCGTCCTCAGCGATCCACGCCTCCGACACGAGAGGGTCGCCGCCACTCTCGACGGCAACCACGACGTGGCCTACGCCGCCCTCATTTGCGGCTGAGAGGATGATGTCGCCGATCTGGAAGCCGTCGTCTGGAGTCAGGTTCTCGTCGGCCCAATGGACCTCGTTGAAGCCATGAGACTCCATGCCCTGGCGCATGTTGCCGGTCCAGTAGTCGTTAATCTCCAGGAGGGCGGCGTGACCCCACGGCACTCCGTAGGTGTGGTGGATGCCGTAGGAGATGGCTCCGCACGCCAGGCTTGAACAGTCCGCGTTCTGCGGGGAGGAGACTCGCCCATGGGCGTCGGCCGCGGCGTACCAGCTGCGGCGCTCGGGCTGGCTGTAGCCGACGTTCTCGCTGTCACAGATGCGGCGGGCGATCTCGGCGGTAACTGATCCTACGGTCACTTGCTCTCCTTGTTCTCAGTCTTCTCGGCCATGAGGGCCGCTACCTGCTGCTCAGCCACCACGGCCCTGCGGGTCAGGGCGGCGATCTCCATCGTCAGCGCGTCGATCACGGCGAGCGCGTCAACCTGGCTGGTCTGTGCTTCCATTGTCATTGCTCCAATCTTCTGGGCGAGGTGCAGGTCCATAGTAAGTGCCCGGCAGGGACATGTCGTCGGGGATGCCTCCGCTGTTCCCGCCCCCGCCGGGCGGGCCGAGCTCCCAGTTGGTCTTACGGGCGTTGTCCTTCATGATCGGCTCGCCGTCAGCATCGTCCTCCCCGGTGTTGACCATGCGGGCACCCTTGACGAGGACGTCCACGCGCGCCCCGGGCTCGCCCTTGACGACCACGACCCACAGGTCAGAGTCGCTGCGGTCGATCTCGGCAGTGGCAGTGCCAGAGGCGAACACAACCCACGGCGCAACCGGGGAGGCGATCCGCGGCACGTAGTCCGGCAGCGCCCACCGGGCGTGCCCAGCCTCGTCGAGAGTGAGGTTCTCCCAGTACTCCACCCCGTCGTAGGGGGACTCGGTACAGGCGTGGGACAGCCACAGGCCGCCGCGCTCCTTGGAGAGCCCCGGCACCTGCATCGTGAACTTTTTCTCCGGGTTCATGTGGATGCCGTCGTTGTCGAGCCAGATCTGCGGGATACGGCGCCATGCCATGACGGTGGCGTGGTCATTGACCCAGACTCCCGAGTTCCGGTTGCCGAGCGTGGCGAGGTTAGCCCACGTGCGCCCTACGCCCAGGTAGGAGTAGTTGTCGTTCGTCTTCCGGTACTCGAGACCGCCATCGTTGACTACGAGGGAGCTGGAGCCTGTGCGGACGTTGAAGCCGAACTTGTTCAGGGCCATAGTGCCCCATGTACCGTTCGTGCCGATAAAGATGCTCAGCTGCTGAGCCCCCAGCATGAGGGACGGACGTTCCCTGTCCCCCGACTTAGCGGCTGACTGCAGCGTGATCGTAGGGGTCCCGGTCTGCGAGTCCTTCTGTAGGAACAGCCCCCCGTCGTCCCAGTCGTCCTCTAGAGAGTTGAACACCAACCCACAGCCGATCTTGGCCCCGGCGCGGGAGGTGTCCGTGCCGGTCTGGGCCCACACGAGATCGTTGAAGTAGCACTCCGACCACGAGTCGCGCCGCCCGATGCGGCCATTGATGATGATGTCGCCGGTGTGGGCGTTGATGTCGAGTGACTTCCAGCCTTTAGGGGAGTACACCTGGAGGCCGTCGCTGGACAGCTTGAGCCCCCGATTCGAGGTTCTGGACGTCTGGATCGTCGCCCCGGTGATGACCATGCCATCGATAGCGCCCGCCTGGATATTGTTGGCGCTGATCGAGTTGGCAGCAATCATGCCTGCGTGGATCTGCTCGTACTCGCCCTGCTTGGCGGTCACGATCTCAGACCACACGTGGTGGGCGGTGGCGTTCACGAAGGACGCGTTACCAGTGACCGTGAGTTGGTCCGTGGTGATCTCCAGGAAGCGGCCGACGTCGGAGGCGATCTTGCGGGCTGTGACCTCAGCGATGTTGGCCGCCCCGGCCGTCAGCTTCCCGACGTCGAGGTTGCTGATCTGCTCGCTGGTGACCTTCATCCGTTCCCAGTGCGCGCCGTCCCAGCGCCACTCCGCCGCGATGTCTAGGGTCTGAGCGTCCTGGACGCGGCAGGTGTCACCGACGGTGGTGCCTGAGAACGGTGGCACGGTCTCGGAGTCGCCGCGGATGTAGAAGACCTCCCCGAAGGACGTCTTGACGCGGCGCACCGCGGACTCCATCGTGGCAGCAGTGAGCTTGGAGACCGTCTTGGAGTAGTCGTCGCCGGCCTCCTCCCACTTCCACCCCTTGGGGGAGTAGACGACGGTTGAGCCCGGGGCGTCCCGTGAGTTGGACGGGGCTGAGTGGCCGGGAGCGGCGAACGCCGGAACGGTTACGTACTGGGCGCCGCGAGCCCCCTCTCCGGCGAGAAACGGTTTCTTGGGGCCCGGCATTACAGCGCCCTGATGATGTAGATCGAGCCGAGGTACGGCTGGCGCACGTCAATCGGCGCGCCCGAGCCGGTGGAGGCCGCGATCGGGCTGCGGCCGGCGCCGTTGTTGCCGGTCGACGTCAGGTAGGTGTAGCCGGAGGCGCCGATGCCGATGTCCTGGTTCGCGGTGCGGGCCTGGAAGCGGCGGTTCTGGTCCTCCACCTCACCGATCTGGTGGGTGTGCGCGGGCAGCTGGTCCACCGTCAGGTTGATGGTCGTGGCGCCGCCCTTGTCGTTCAGGTCGTACTTCGAGCCGTCGCCGGCACCGACCGGGGTACGCTCCCGGAAGTCCGGCACCCGGAAGTTGCTCACCGTGGTCGAGCCGAACTTGGTACCGATCACGCGGAACAGCGCTGGGTAGGTGTTGCGGTCAATCAGGCGCCCGTCGCAGCGTAGCCACCCCTCGGGGTCCGCGTTGGCGCCATACATGGCGATGGTCCCGATCGGGATCGCCTTGTTCATCATCGTCTTGATGCCGTCAGCGATCGTCTGAACCTGTTTCAGAATCTCGGCGGGCTGGCCGTTGACCTTCGTCTCCAGGTTCGTGACGCCCTGCGTGGCGGCGCTGATGCCGTCCTCGATGTGGATGAGGTCGGCGGCGGTGATCCGGGTCTCGTTCGCGCCGAACCCGTCCCGCCACTGCTTAGCGGCTGCGTATGGCTGCATTAGTCGTCTCCTTTGGCTCTGAGGACGAAGATCCGTCCGTCGGGTGCGATCCACATGCTGGACCCTATTGTCCCACTATCCGGCGGGACGGGGCCGGACGTCACGAGGTTGGTGGCCACCTGGGTCATGGCCTCGGTGAGGTGCTTCATCTCCTTGAGCGTCCCCTCACGAGCCGCCTGCTGCATGGCGTCGGAGTTCTTGAGCTTCTCCTCGACCTGCTTGACGATCGCGTCGGTGTCCACGTTCTGCTTGAGCGTGACCCGGGCGCCGGGGCCCCACTCCGAGCGGTTGCCGGCCCGGTCGTAGGACCGCAGGCGCACCTCCCACTCCCGGATCTCCAGGCCCGCCAGGTTGGTGCGCTGGAGAGGCACCGGCATGTCCGCGAACTTCTGAGGCGTCAGCCCCGGCTCGCGCACCGACACCTCGATGCCGGCGAAGTCGCTCGGCATGCCCGCCCCGCCGGTGCCCTTACCGTCCCAGTAGATACCGAGCACCCCCAGGGTCTGGGTGAGGACGGGGGCTGTCGGCACTGGCGGCGGCTCGGTGTCGATCGCCATCGTGGCCTCGACCTCCTGCGACCACGATCCAGTCGTGTCCGCGGTCACAGCGCGTACCTTGAACGCGTACTTCAGGCCGGCCGTCAGGTTGGCGATCTGGGCCTGCGTCTCCTTGGACGTACTCATCGGGCCGGACAGGAACGGCAGCTGGCGCGCTGAGATCTCGTAGCCAGTGACGGCCACGGCCACGCCGAGCGCGTCTGTCTCGACGGGGGACCACTTCAGCGTCGCAACGGCCCGGGGCCAGCCCTGATCGTTGATCACCACGTCCGAGGTGACTACGAGGCCCTGAGGCGGCACCGGAGCGTACTTGCTCTTAGGCTTCTCCGGCCGAGGGTTCTTCCCGTCTGAGTTGACCGCGCCCAGGACGCCTTTCTGTCGCTTGGCTAGGCGGGCCAGGACGTCGTCCAGGACTGTGCCGAACGTGGTGTGGCCCTGGCAGCGGCCGTTCTCCGTCACCGAGATGGAGATCTGCGAGACCCGCATGCGCTCCAGGCCCTTGGCCCGCTCCACGCGGATCCAGTCGCCCAGGGCGTAGTCCTCGAAGGGCAGCCACTGGAGGTCGTCGGCCTCCCACTCGCGCTTGACCTCGGCCGCAGGCGTGGCGCCGGTCTTCATCGTCAGAGCGGCAACCTTGCGGGCGGTCGACTCCAGGGTCACGCCGCCGGCGCTGACCACCTTCTCCGTGCGGGGCATACCCGCCGGTGCCTCGGGGTTGGGGAAGGTCCACGTTTTGCCCTCGTCGCCCTTCACCAGGACGTGGGTGCACAACTGGGACCAGTCCAGCTTCTCCGGGGCCGACTTCGTCCCCGCCGCCAGGCGCCACACCACGTCCAGGTTCTCGCGCTTGAGGGCGGCGTCGGGGTTGTAAACCTGCAGCGTGCGGCCGCGCCAGCGGTAGTCGATCATGCCCATGTTCATGAGCGAGTCCAGGATGGACTTGATCGACACCGACGGGTCGAAGGCAATGGTCGTGATCAGCGCCCAGCGCTGCCCGGCCGAGTCCGACGTGGCGGACACGTCCAGGTCCAGGCCCTTGCCCCAGCCGCGCTTGACGGCCGCGTCCCACACGGTGCGCAGGATCTCGCCGGCGTTGCGGTCGCGGAAGCGGTACTTCCCGTCCTTGTCCATAGCCGCGAAGGGGACGTCCCACACGAGGGCGCCCTCGAGCCTGTGCCCGATGTGAATCAGGTCCGCGTGGCGGCGCTCGGTGCCGTCGTCCACGAGGTTCCACTCCGAGGACAGGTTGATGAACCGGGCGTTGTACGGCTCGGCCCAGGTCTGCCCGTCGTAGCAGAGCTCGACGGCCAGCTCCACGTCCGAGTCCAGCAGGGACCCGCGCACGCCTAGGTCCCCGTTCGGGTAGGACAGGGTGAGCGAGGGCGTGGCCTGGCGAGGGCACGTGAACGTCCCGGCGAGCGCGTCGGGCAGGACGCCAAGGCGCTTACCGGTGGCCTGGTCGTAGGCGACGTAGCGCATGGCCAGGCCGCGCGCGAAAGCTGGGTTGCGCGGCATCAGTAGGCCATCCTTCCGCGGAAGCGGCCGGTCGTGCCGGTCAGCGTCATGGAGATACGTCCGTCAGCGTTGGGCGTGGCCCTGAAGCCTCCCGGACTCATCGAGATCTCGCCGTCCGCGCTGCGGGCTCCTGGCTGAATATCCCACTCGATGGATGGGTTCTTCCAGGCCCGATAGCCTGCAGTGTCCACGACCAGCCGCTCCCCGCCGTTCAGGGAACCGGTGAAGGTGAACGTGGACCCGGACACGTTGTCCTTGACCGTGCAGGTCGGGGCAGTCGGCTCCAGCATCAGCCAGCCGTCTGGGATCGGCATCGAGCAACCGTCGAACTTCGACATGTCCGTCAGAAGCGCGACGAGGTTCGACGTCCCCCGCCACAGCCCGGAGACGATCTCATAGGTGATCGCGAACGTGATCGTCTCGGCGTGCGGGTCGAAGGCGGGCTCCACCGAGGACGTCGGCCTGACCTCCGCCTCCCTTACCGGAGCGCCCTTGGGTGTGTACCGGAGAGTCTGGAGGCGGCCGAAGGCGTACAGGCGGCGCAGGAGGTCCTGGTAGTTCTTCTCCAGCTGGGCCAGCCCGCCCTTGCAGCGGGAGCCGTCGCGGTTGTCGGCCCAGGAGAACACGGTGAACTTCAGGGCGACAGTGGCCGACTTCAGCACGGCCGGGGCGATAGGCAGCACGCCGAACCGCCCGGGAATGTCCACCGAGGCGTTCCAAGGCTCGCCGCGGGTCGACAGCGCCGTCCCCTCGGCGAGTACCCAGCGCCCTAGAGGGTCATCCAGGTCGGTTCCGTCTAGGGAGTAGATGGCCATGGGTGGGTGACCTTTCTTACACGATGGCGGCTAGCCGCAGGCCCTCGGCGACCTCGTCGCGAGTCTTGCTGTCAGGCTTTGCCTGCGGATAGTGATTAGTTATGTTGATTGTAGCGCTTCCGAGGTTGCTATTATGGAACGGCTCCGAGGCGGAGATCGAGCCGGAGGATGTCACCCGCCCGGTCGAGGCACTCGCGGGGAGCGGGCGCACGTTCGCGCTCAGACCCACCGTGGCAGGCTTAGCAATGTCCTCGGTCAGGCCGGCCAGCGACTTGCGGACGGTGCCGTACTGGCTCTCCAGGCCCTTGACGAAGCCCTTCATGATCAGCTCACCCGTCGGAGTGAGCAGGACCTTGTCGACGGGCTCTGGGCCCTTCCAGGACGTCAGCTTGCTGGTAAGCCCGCCCAGGGTGGACTTAACGGACCCGAACATGGACTTCAGGCCGTTGATGAACCCCTGGATGATGTTCTTACCGGCGCTGATCAGCCAGGACCCGGCGCTGGAGAAGATGCTCTTGATGTTGTTGGGCAGGTTCTTGACGAAGTTCACCACGCCGTTGACGCCGGTCGAGACAACGGACTTGATTCCGTTCCACGCGGCCGAGGCGCCGGACTTGATGAGGTTCCACCCGCCGGAGATGACGCTCCCGAGGAGGTTCCACGCCGCCCGAGCTATTCCTACGATCAGCTGGCCGAAGTTGGAGAACGCCGACTTGATGTAGTTCCACACCCCCGTGCCGATTTGCTTGATCCCGTTCCACGCCTGGGACCAGTTGCCCGTGATGATGCCCATGACGACGTTGACGATGCCCTGGATGACTCTCATCATGTTGACGAAAGCGTCCCGGATGATGTTGATGATCGGGATGACGATCGGCATGAGGGCCTTCACCGTCGTCCCCACCAGCTGGAAGGCCGGGATCAGGGCAGCCGACAGCGCGCTTACGATCGGGCCGATGGCCGGGACGATCGCCGCCAGCAGGTCATTGATGAGCGGGCCCAGGACTGCGAACAGGGCCGACAGGACCGGCCCAAGGGCCTGGATGACAGGCATGAGCGCCGCGGCCAGCTGCTCGATGATAGGGGCCAGCAGGGCGGCCAGCTGGGTCATGACGGGGGCCAGCTGCTCGACCAGCTCAGCGATGAGCGGGGCGACGGCCGCGAGAAGCTGCCCGCCGACGGTGGCCAGGGCGCCGAAGGCCTCGCCCAGGGCGGGCATGGCCGGGGCGAGGGCCTGCACGGCGATGAGGACGTTCTGGAAGAACGACTCCAGCCCGCCCTGGAAGGCGGGGTTCTGGAGGGCTAGGGAGATGCCGTTGAGCCCCGTCTCGATGATCTGGCCAACGAGAGGCAGGATCGTGGAGAGCGTGGGCGCCAGGGACACGAATGCCTGACCCAGCGAGCCGACGCCCTGGAAGGCGTAGGACGCCGCCGTACCCATCGCGCTGAAGATGCTGGACAGGGTCCCCTGCCACAGAGGGCCGTTGACCGCCTTGTTGGCCTTGTCCAGGGCTGCGGCGATCGAGTCGATCGGAGCCGAGCCGGAGGCCATGGCGGAGAAGACCCCGCCCAGGATCCCGCCCAAGTCGAAGACGATGTCCTTCAGGGTCCCGAAGGTCTTGGCGGCGGACTGGATAGCCTTGTCCATCTCGCCCGACTCGGTCTTAGCCTGGACCCAGTTCTGGAACGAGTAAGCCACGCCATTCGCCCACTCGGCGATGGACGGGAGGTACTTAGCGCCGGTCTCGCCCAGCGTGAGCAGGGCGTCGGTGAATGCGGCCGCGCCGTCGCCGCCGATGTTCATCGCCTCGGCCAGGTAGCCCAGCGATGCCTGGAAGCCGGGGATGTGGTCGGTCGCTACGTCGGCAACGGCGGCCGTCATCATGCCCATCTCAGCGGAGACGTCGGCAATGACGGGGCTGAGGGCCTCCAGGGCGTTGACTGCGAGGTTCCGTACAGCGTCCTCGGCCTCGCCCCAGAAGTTCAGGGAGATGGACTCCTGCAGTGCGGTGAACTGCGGCCCCAGGTCCTCCAGGACTGTGGAGGCGTCCTTCATGGCGACCACGAAGATGCCGATGCCCGCCCCGGCCGCGGCTAGGATGCCCGGCAGGGCCAGCAGGGCCGGGAGCGTGTGGGCGATGCTCACGCCGAATTGGGAGATCGTGCCCAGCCCGGCCCCGGCGACGGAGGCCAGCCCGAGGATCGCGGTACCCGCCCCCGCCATCTTCACGGAGAAGGTGTCCAGGTTGGTGAAGATGTCGTTCAGGGAGTTCTTCAGGTTGCCGAAGATGTTACCGCCGGCCAGGGCCTTTAGTTCAGTGGCGACCTTTGCCAGTGACGCCTTGGCCAGGCGCACGTGGATGTCGATGTAGCGCGGTTTCTTGGTCAGTCGGGCCAGGTCGAAGCGGGCCTTGCCGTCGTCAAGGTCGGCGTTGACGGTGGCCTTACCGTCGAGCTTGTTGAGCTCGTGCTTCAGCTTCCGCTTGGACGCCTCGGACAGGTGGGCGTGGGCCTCGATGTCGCCGCCGAGCTTCTTCAGCTCCGCCTGAAGCTTCTTCCGGGAGGCGTCGGAGAGCTCAGCATCCGCCTTCAGCTTCGCGTCGAGCTTGGAGATCTGTTCCTTGAGCTTGCGCTGGGCCGCCTTCTCCAAGGAGACGTCCACGCGGATGTCCGACTTGATGTTGGCGATGCGCTCCTTGATCTCGGCGACGTCCTTCCCGTCGATCTCGATCTTGGCGTCGATGGCCGCCTCAGTCTTGCGGATGGAGTCAAGGGCCTTCTGACGGGACTTCTCGTCCAGGTCAACGCGGGCCTTGATCGCGGCCTTCATCTCGTCTAGCTCTCGACCCAGCTTGGCCACGGCGTTGTCGTCCAGGACCGGCCTGACCGGCGTGCGCCAGTCGGCCTGCCGGAGCTTCTGCTTGATCTCCTCCAGGTCGCGCTTGGAGAGACTGACGTCCGGGGACGCCTTGGTCTGCGCGATGGCCGTCTCGATGCGGCGCAGGTCCTTGGGGTCGATCTTGGCGTTTACCTGGAGCACGAGCCCGTCGAGAGCGTCCTTGACGGAATCGCGCATCTCGCGCGCCCACTTCTCAGCGGCGCGCTCGATCCGCTTGCCGATCTTCCTGAGGCTCTTCTCGATGCCCCGCTCAGCGTCGCCGTTGAAGTCGCGCGCGTCAGCGCCGACCTCTACGACGACCTCGCCGATCTTGTCTGCCACGGGCTATCCTCCCCGCTCGTACGTCGAGCGGGCGGCATCGCGGCCCAACTCCTGTCTGAGGCCATGATACCGCCCGCATAGGCGTGTCCTATAGGTGATGTCACATCCCGAGGGCTGACTTAAGGGACCCGAAGCCCGACGACTCGTTGCCCGAGTACCACGGGCTGCGGGGGTCGGTGACCTCGACGCCCTTGGGCGGGAGCCACAGGTCCCTCTTCAGCTTCTCGGTAGCGCCCTCGTCCTCGGCGTTGCGGGTGAGGATCCACCACATGACGTGGCAGAACCGATTCAGGGGCAGGGTCTCCAGGTCGATCCCGTGCCCGAGGCAGAACCCGTCGATGTAGTCCCACTCCTTGTGGGCCGAGGCCATAAGGCGCTGGACTACGTAGGAGGGTTCTCCCCAGCCTCCTCCATGACGGCGGAGATGAGATCGGTCAGGTCGGGGATGTCGAGGTCGTCGGAGGGGCTCTTCAGCCGCTTGACGACCTCAGCGCCGGTCTCCTTGCCGAAGAGGACGTGGCACCACTTCGCCAGGCCCTCGATGAGCTTCTCCGAATCCTCACCGGCATCCTTGAGCGCCTGGGACAGGAAGATAGCGACAGAGGTCTTGGGCGGACGGACCTTGTACTCGGTACCGACCAGTTCAACAGTGATGGACTTCCGGGCCTTGCCGGGGATCGTGATAGTAGCCATGAGGCGATTCTAATGGAAGTCAGAGGGCTTGATAAGACGTACCGCGTCGCGGACGAAGTGGGCGCCCTTGATTCCCTTGACCCACTTCGCGAAGACGGTCTGGCTAGACCCCTCCGGGGTGAAGACCATGCGCGACGCCTTGACCGGCCCGTGCGGCCGGGTGCCCTTCTCCTGGTAGGCGGCGTACGGTGTACGCGCCCCGATCTCGAAGGTCGGGTTGAGCGGGTGCTTGCCGGGAACCCTCTCGATAGTGACGGAGTTCACCATGCGGCCTGAGCTGATCCGCCCCTTGGCCCGGATGTTGCGCTGGATCCGGCCCTGCGTGCGCTTGGCAGCCTTCAGGGCCGCCTGTTTAGTGATCTGGGCCACCTTATCCTCACGGATAGGGCCCTTGAACCGTACCTTGACGTGAACCATCTCACACCACAACCCTTCCTGAGGTCACGGGCAGCTGAGTCGGACCGTGAAGGTCCACTCGCCGGCCACGCAGCCGCCGTCAGGACCTTGGGCGTCCCACTCCATCGAGTCCGCGTTCGTGGACGACGTGAGGAACTTGCCCAGGTCAGCCATGTCCTGATGTAGCACGGCCGCGTCGGCCGTCAGGTCGAAGGGGCGCGGGCCGCGGCCGCGGTCGTCAACGACCTCGACGCAGCGCAGTGTGCCGAGCGCGTAGGTAGCGGCCCAGTAGCGCACCGAGCACGCCTCGCCGTCGGCGGCACGGGGGCCGAAGATGGGGGAGACGGAGACGGTACGGACGTAGAGGTGCCCTGCGCAGCACTCGTCCCAGGCCACCTCGGCGCCAGGCGCGACGTAGGCCTGCGAGACCGCGTTCGACAGCGCGGCGGCGCCGCCCTTGAGCAGGGCGAGAGCGGTGGAGTGGACGACGGACGGCACCGGCGAGGCGACCCGGCCGGACAGGGCCGCGTAGTCCTCTCTCTGCGGGCGGTTACGGCGCGTAAGCCGCGGAGCCGGGCTCACCAGATCACCCCGCCCCGACGGTTGAACGGCTGACGGCGAGCGTAGTCGTCGGGGTTGTAGGCCCTAGCGGCCTGCTGGGGCTTGCGGATCGAGGCGACCCAGGAGTCGACCAGCCAGATTCCGGTCCGGCCCTCCTGCATCTCGTCGAAGTCGTCCTGCACCTGGACGGTGACGCCCTGACGAGTGACCGACTGGAGGCGAGCCGGCAGGGCGCAGTCGCGGTCCATGCAGGCGGCCTTGGCCAGCTCCAGCGCGAGCACGCCGGCGGCGACCTGGCCTCCCTCAGGGACGGGGACGCCCTGTGAGTAGCGGATCTCCCAGGTGCCCTCCTCAGTCGTCGGCCGCGAGAGGTCTTGTACCGGGGGGAATACAAGCGGAACATCGGGACCGAGCGGTGAAGTACGTCCTGTGAGCTGAAGCACGGAGTGGTTGATGAGCCGGTACGCGCCCAGGGGTAGCACCTTGCCATTGATAGTGACCTGGTGCACGCGGTGGACGTTGCCGGGCAGGCGGATGGCTGGGGTCCCCGCAGTGTGAGTGCAGTAGGGGCCGCACAGGCCGCACACGACGTCGTGCAGGACGCCCCCCAGGCGGAACGGCAGGAAGCCTCTCAGGTAGTCCTGGGACTGGTAGGTGGGCGGCGGCACGCAGTCTGCCGGCTCGGGCCGGATCACGACGATGTCGGTCCCGAAGCGGCGCCCCGTCCACTCCCAGAGCAGCTGGGTCGCCATGGCCTCGAAGGTGTGCTGTTGCTCAGGGCGCCCAGCCTCGTCCAGGTACTCCTTCAGGTCCTCGCACGCGCTGTAGGAGACCGGCCAGTCTCCGGGCCCGTAGCCTTTCTCGATGTCTTGCATGCCCTCTCCTACAACGCGTACGTGGTGCGGGATGGCTACGCCGCCAAGAATCCATAGGCGGTGCCCGCACGGATGAGTATACCTATAGGAGCCGCCTAAGGGCCGTAGAGGAGACGCTGGGCGGCGCCGGTACGGCGACAGCCCCGCAGGGCGTTTGTGCGCTCTACGGGGCTGTCAGTGCCTCTGAGACGGGGTTTCTCAGGGGACGGTGACGGGCTGGTCGCTGTCCGGCGGGGGAGCGAGAGCCGTGTCGATCATGAGGAGGTGGTCGAGCGGGTCGAGCGGGGTCGGAAGCTTCGCGTTCTCGAAGCCACCCCCACCCGGCTTGGCCTTCTTGACCACATCGTAGGGGCCGGTGCCCCAGGCGTTGCCTGACTTGGTGACGGCACCGGTCATGGAGAACGTGATGGCGTCCTCACCGGTAACCTCGATGTCGCCAATGGTTCCGGCGGTGATGAAGGGCAGCAGCAGGTAGCCGCTGGCGTCCTCGGCGCCGGCCGCGCAGGCCTGGCCGGACAGGCCGGTCCACAGCTCGAGCGCGAACTTCTTCTCGATCTTGCCGTAGGCGACCTTGAAGCCGGCGGTGTCGCCAGCGTGGTCCAGGTACTTCGTGGCGTTGGTCACGATGTCCAGGACGGAGGGGTTCACACCGCAGAACTCGAGCTCGACCGTGAAGTACTTGAAGGTGTTCGACTGCTTCTCGTTGACGCACAGGGAGCCGTCGGCCTTGCGGACCGTGATCTCCGTGCCGTCCTCGACCTCAGCGGCGAGCTTGACCGACACGAAGCCGGAAGTGGCCACCGGCTTGTGCTGCGCCTTGTCGAACTTGCCGCAGGTGTCCAGCGGGGTGACGCGGATGCGCTTCCCCAGCACTGGTGTGTATGAGTGCGTCTTAGCCATGGCTCAGCGCATCCTTTCCGTTGGTGTTGGTGTAGGTCATCAGAACTGGCGGGCCACGTACTTGCCGGAGCCGGGGTCCGTGGCCACCTTCACGAGGTAGGCGTCGTCCGGGTTGAACGCGATGACGTACTGCCTCTCGGCCACGGCCGTCAGGTCGTTCGTGCCCTTGTCGAAGCCTCCCCCGCCGTTGGTCGAGGTGAAGACGTCTCCCCGGTAGATCAGCATCGGCCCGGTGGACGCGATGATCGGAGGCTTGTCGCCGTAGCCGTCTCCCAGGACCACGGGAGTTCCGAGGGCGGTGTACGCCTCGCCCGTCTTCAGGTCCACCTTGATGTACTTGCGCCCGGCGAGTAGGGCGCCGTGTCGCCGCGCGACGTGGAACGTGGGGAGCACGCCCGTGGTGTGGGCGTAGTGCTCGGCCGCGTTCCACGCGCTCTCGACGGCCTGGGCGCCGGCGTTGTTCGCCCACTCCTGGACTCGAGTAAGGGCGGGACCCGCCCCGTTGACGCCGTTCCACAGGACGCTCTCGACCGCGGCCTCCTCGTACTGGGCGAGACGCTGCGCGGCGATGGCGACGGCCTCCTCGGGGGTGTGGTCGAGAGGAGTGGTGCGGAACGTGGCGTAGACGGTGATCGGCTCCATGGACTCGACGGTCACGCCCTTGGGCTTGTCGAGGACCTTGGGCAGGCCCTTTACGGTGCCCGGCTTCTGGTACTGGCCGATGGTGCCGACGTCGGTGCGCGCGACGTCCTCCCAGGTGACGCCGTTCTCCCATCGGATCGAGGAGTCCTCGATGGGGGCGAACCGGGAGAAGAGGCCGCCCTTCAGGCGCTGAGTGACTGGCGCCTCGATGCGCTGCTTCGGTGCGATGATGGGCATCTGTCCTCCTTGCTGGACGGTGACTGGCTAGGGACGATCACGGGGCGGGCGGGGACTGGCCGCCGCCCGCCCCGGAGTCATCACTTGGCCGGGTCAGCCGTGCCGTTGGCGAGGAGCTTGATGCCGGTGCCGGTGCCGCCGTTCGGGTTGATCGGCACCGTCACGACGCGGGCGTCGTGGCCGCGCTTGGCGACCAGGTAGCCCTCCTCGGTGAACAGGGCGGTGTAGTCGTTCTGGCCGAGCAGGACCGAGTCGTAGACGGTGTCCAGGGTGATGACGTCCTGGCCGCCCTTGACGAAGGTGCCTGCCGAGTAGAGCAGGAACTTCAGGCTGCCTCCCCAGGCCTTGAAGTCGCCGGCAGCGCCGGTCAGGGCCTGCCAGTCGTAGACGAACTGGGGGTTCACGCCGCGGGCCTTGAACCAGGCGTCGATGCGGGCGTCGTTGACGTCGGTGAGGTCGACGCCCTGTCGGCGGGACAGGTCGGTGCGGATGGCGCCGTGGACCCAGTAGGGGAAGACCGCCTCCAGGGTGGTGGAGCGGGAGAGGCGCTGCGCGTAGCGGTAGTGCTCGACCTGGAGCTCGATGGCGGTCAGGATCGGGGCGGCCGCCCCGATCTGGCCAGCGTCCAGGGAGGCGGCAGTGGACTGCTTCTCCATGGCGGCGATGATGCGCTCGCTCATCTTGTGCTCGTGAGCGACCAGCGCGCCGCGGATGGTGCGGGCTACGAGCTCGGGGTAGCCGCGCTGCTGGAGCAGGTTGGCCTGGACGTGGATACCGGCCGCGGAGAGGCGGACCTCTTCGAACTCGGTGCAGGGCACGTTGTAGACGGGCTTGGCGCCGACCTTGTTGGTCGGGTCGGTGGCGGAGGTGGGCTGGTACTTGCCGGCCTTCGCCTCCTCCTCGGTGAAGTTGAAGGAGGGAGCCGCGTAGAGGTCGGCGAACTTGGGGCCCTTGGTGAACTTGATGCCGCCGCGGGTGACGTTGATCTCAGGCAGGGAGATCAGGCCGTCGCGGGACTCGTCCTCGAGCAGGTCGTAGACGGTCTCCGAGGGGGCGCACCAGCCGCCGGCCGCCACGAGGGAGCCGCCGGGCAGGTTCTTCTCGTTGACGGCGAAGGCCATGGCAGCCTCGGCCGACTCGGGGGAGGAGACGGTGGCGCGCTCGTCGAAGCTCTTGCGGATGACGGCCAGGCCGTGGCGCTCGCTCATGGCGCGGCCAGCGCGGGCGGCGGCGGCGTAGGCGCCAGAGTTGAAGCCCTGGAGGCGGCGGTCGAGCGCGACGGCCAGGTCCTCGAAGGTTGCGTCGGAGTCGGCGGCGAAGCCGGGGACGTCGGCCACGGTCATGCGGGCCTTAGCGGTGTCCTCCACGGAGGTCTCCTCAGTGATCGCAGGTGCGGGGGTGTGAACGTGCCGACGGATGCCGGACAGCTTGATGGGGCCGCGATGGGCGGCAGCGGTGATGGCCTCGGGCTCGGCGTCCACCTGAGCCTTAGGCTCGACGTCGGCCGCGGCGGCCTTGGCCTTCTTCTCGGCCTTGGCCTCAGCCTCGTCCTCGGCCGCGTCGGCCTTCTCCTCGGCCGGAGAGTCGGCATCGTCCGAGTCATCCGCCGGGGCGTCGTCCTCGTCATCGTCGGCAGGGGCGGCCGGCTTGTCGGCACCGACCTTGGCAGCCATCTCGGCGGCCTTGGCAGCGCGCTCAGCGGCGGCCTGCTCGCGGGCGCTGATCTCAGCCGAGAGGACCTCGATGCCGTCGGTCAGGGTGCCGAGGGTGGCGAGGTCCTCATCGGTGAACTCGCCGTTCGCGTACAGGGTCTGGAAGGCGTCGACGGCCTTGGAGCGCAGGTCGCCGAGGTCGGCGGCGCTCAGGTCGGACAGGTTCTCGGGGATCTCCAGGTCGAAGGTCTCGACCGGAGCGTCCTCGCCCTGAGCGGCGAAGACGGTGATGTCGAAGTGCTTGCGCATGTTGAGGTGTCCTCCGTGTTCGTTGCTGGGCAGGGTTCCCGTCCCCAGCGGGGTACACACGAGGCCCTGCTGCCATGCCGTTGGCTTAAAGGATACACCTATGAGTGAGACAGACCTCTATAGGACGAACAGAACCCCCGCACCGCCATGAGCAAACGGTGCGGGGGTTCTGCCTGATCCACCCAGCGTCAGGAGTCCATGAGACCTCTAACAGGGATCATCATAACCGATGACGATGGATGGCGCTACGCCTAGAAGCGAGTGATCGGGGAGGAGTCCTTGGAGCCCTCGCCGGGCAGGGTGCCATCGGCGAGGGGGCGGGGCTCGGTACCTACCGGGGGAGTTGTAGTACGCCCACAGTTGCATCCCATGATTTCTGTTCCTTTCCTCAGATGGATCCGAGACGGCGTGCCATGGATGCCGCCTTGGCCAGTGTACCGGCGCGCTCGACACGAGCGCGCATCTTGTCGGCGGCCGTAGCGCGCGCCAGATCGCGGCGGCGCTCGGACTCGGCCAGCTTCTTCAGGTACGTGATGTCGCCGAGCGTGAGGCCGTCGCCAGCCATCCGACTCGAAGGGTGGGCGGCGCGGGCTGCGGAGTCGTCGTGGGCCACGACGCCGGACGCCTGGAGCGACCTCACCTCGCCGGAGGCGAGCAGGCCCTGCGGGCGAGGTACCGGGAAGCCGGGCACGTTGACGGCCAGCGCCCCCACCAGCTCTAGGGACCCGCGGATCGTGCGCCAGTCGCCGGAGATCGGGGCGGAGCGGGCCACGCGGACCTGCTCGGCAGTGATCCCGGGGCGGAGAGAGCCTGCCACCCAGATGCCGTAGGCGTCATCACCGGCCGCGACGTCGGCGAATACGGTGCCGGTGTTGTCATAGTGCTCGGCCGCAGCGTTGGCGGAGTCCCTGGGACCTGCGTGGCCGGTCCCCATTGTGAGATGCCCCACAGCGACGGAGGTGCCCTCGGCGGTCCGGAGCGCGCCGGTTCGGAAGTAGGCGTAGTTCGAGGGGCTGGTGGGGGGTTCGACGCACTTCCCGACCTGCCCGATGTGGCAGGTGCCCCAGGCCGCGATGTGGCCGTAGACCCGGCCGTCGTCCTCGACCACGAGGGCGGTCGGGCCGGTCAGCTGGGGGTCCTTGAACCACGCCTCCGGTGGAGCGGTGGGAATAGCCGCGGCGGTCAGAGAGTCGCGGCTCAGGGGGTCGGCGTCCGCTGAGCGAGCCATTTCTGCCCCAGAATCGACATCTCCGTCGCGCTCAGCGGGTTCAGAGGTGCTGGGAGCCTGCCCAGCGGCGTAGACGCGGGCCGTGGCGAAAGCCGGGACGGCCACGAGGGTGGCGGCGCGAAGGCGGGCCGCCTCGATGACCATCAGCTCGTCCGAGGACGACATGGCAGCGACCTTGACCCGGCCCTCGGGATCGGCCTCTCCGTCCTCACCGTTGCCGGAGTCCGCAACGCCGGCCTCCGGCATGTCCGCCTTCGCCATGATCCTGAACGTCACGTCGTCCGTGTCGATGGAGACGCCGTTGGACATCTGCTCGCTGACCTGGCGGAACGCCTCGGTGCCAACGGCACTGCCTAGGTCGAAGGTCCCAGTGGCGTAGATGTCCCCGCCGTCGCGGCGTTCGACGGTCTCGATCCGGCCGCAGACCTCAGCGCCGTCGTGGCCTCCGACGTCCTTGAACGCGACGCGCAGTGGGATGGGGAGGTCGTCCCAGCGGAGGGCACCGGCCTCGATGAGGCGGCCGTCGCCGGTCATCTCACCCTCTCGGGCGATGACGCCCTCCCAGCGCCCGTCAGGGGCCGGGGCCCGGGAGTCCGGCGTAGGGGCGGGGTCGGGCTCGGGAACGGTGTCGCCGACGGGCTCCGAGTCCTCGGCCCGAAGGTCTGAGAACTTCCCCAGGTGTCGGGCCGTCTCCTCGATGCGTAGCTTCATGGCTGTCCTTTCGATGTCTACGGCGGAGTACTTGACGTTGATGGCCCGGTCGACCGGGGGCCGCGCGTCGGTCGGGATGAGGATGCAGCGGCAGTTCGCCGTCTCCTTCGGCGGCCCGGAGGGGTCGCCGGGGTAGAGCAGGAGGGAGTCCCCGACGTGGAACGGGGTGCCGAGGTCCTGCACCTGCCCGTCTGCCTCGACGTGGGTGGGGCGCACCCGGTTGTCGTGAACCGTGACCCAGCGCAGACGGCCCCGCTTGCGGGCCAGATCCGAGGTCGCCATGCGGTGGGCGGCGTTCGCCGTCGCCGCGGTGCGGGCCAGGGCGCGAAGGCGGGCCGCGTAGGCGGTCGTGGCCTCCCCCTTGCGGCGGGAGATGCCGAGCAGCCGGCCGAGCTCGATCTTCGTCTTGCGCTCGCCCCAGCCCTCGGAGGCGGCGCGCTTCAGCAGGTTCCGGACGTCCTCGTAGACCATGACCGGCAGCCCGGAGTCCTCCAGGATGCGCTGGACGGTCCTGTACTGAGGCAGGCGGCGTCGGCCGCGGTCGTCACGGATGAGATCGCGGATCGCCGCCTGCCACGCGGATCGGACCGACGTCCAGGCGAATGGGTTCGGGACCCGGTCACCGGCCGCCGTCAGGACCGGGGAGTCGAGGGCGTCCTCGGCCAGAGCGCGGACGCGTCGCAGGAAGTCGTTCAGGACCGGCTCGGCCAGATCGAGGTACTGGTCCTCGAGCGCGTCGCGCCAGTCCGCCACCGCTTTGGGGGACTCCCAGTCCGAGGGGCCCTCGGCCAGGAGATCGACGTCGGGGGAGGTCGAGGGGGAGGCCATCACCGCACCTCTTCAAGAGACGCCCGGTTCAGGGCCGGGGTGCGGATGAGCGCGTTCTCCGGCAGGACGTAGCGAAGGGCTGTCACGAGGCGGTCCAGGCGGTGCGGGACGCCGTGGGTTGCGACCTGGGACACGTAGGCGTCCAGCAGGGTCACGACGCGCCCTGACTCGACGCCTGGGCAGCCGTGGTTGTCGAGCAGGGCCGGGACGACGTCCCAGGCGCCTTTAGTGGCCTTGCTCACGGTGATGATGTCCGTCGGCCACAGGACGTGCGCCTCGTGGAACGGCCGGCCCTTGAGCGCGTTGAAGCGGGCCCGGTCGGCCCGTACGATCCGCTTGCCGACGGCCTCCAGGGCCTTGACGACCAGGACGTCAACGACGGCGACCAGCGCCGTGGCGTCGACGTCCCGGCCGTGGGCGGTCAGCCGGGCGTCCGGGTTGCGGCGCGTGGGCTGAGGTGAGGCGTGGGCGGGGGAGGTAGCGGCCGACGCCGCCGCGTAGGCTCGGGCTGCGTCGGCTGTGGGTGGGGGAGGTGCCATGGGTTCTCCTGAGTGTGAGGTGAGTGGGCGGTCAGGCCCCGGCTGGGGCCGTGGTGGATGACTCCGGGCGGGCGTCGCCGGATGAGATCGGCGCCTCGCTACCAGGTACCCTACCGGGCTCGGTCGCGTCGGCGCCACTCGGCGGTCGGCCCGGGCCGTCCTGGTCCGGGGCGGGCGCCTCAGGCGCGGTCGGCGGCACGGCCAGCTCGCGCAGGGCCTCGGACGGGGCCGAGTAGTCGCCCTTATAGGCCTTCAGGATCTCCTCGGTCAGCGGGCCGATGCCGATCGTTCCCATGAGGTCCGGCCGCTTGGAGACCATGGCGAGAGCCTGCATGAGGGCCCGCTCGTCCAGGGGCTTCGCGTCGGAGTCGTCGAAGCCGGAGGCCTCGCGAAGCGCCTCGTCCGACACGGCGCCAGCGCGGTGGAGGTTGAGCGCCTCCTCAGATCGGTTCGGACGGGCCACGAGGGCGGAGACGTCGTAGCCGACGGAGAGGGTGCGCACCTCGTCCTCACTCAGGCCGGCCGACAGGAGGACCGGGCGGAGGTACTGGCTGGTCAGCGCGTCGCAGATCAGGGCCAGGACCGGCTCGATGTGCGTGGTCACCGTGTCCTCGCGCGTCAGCCACGCGCCCCAGTGGTTCATAGCGCCCGAGCCGAGCAGCAGCTCCGGCGGGGCGTCCTGGGCCAGGGCCAGGCGGCGGATGGCCTCGTCCCTCAGGTCCCGGGCCCCGGAGTCGAGGGCCGAGGAGAACGTGAGGTGGCTCATCTTGTCCGCCGCCTCGTCCGGCACGGTCACGACAAGGGGCACGACGGCGGAGGCGTCGTCCCTGTTCTCGATCGGCCGCAGCATGGAGTCCATCAGGGCGGTCACGAACGGGTCCGGCGCGTCGTAGGCGTTGGAGTCGGCGGCGTCGGCGGCCAGCGCGGCCGAGGCCGAGGAGGGCACGACCAGGATGCCGGCGCCCGCTAGCCGGGAGTCGATCTGGGCGCTGATGTGGCGGGTGAGCCCGATCAGCTCGCGCAGGATCGGCAGGCAGGCCCGCGTAGGCGAGTCCGCCTCCCAGTAGCGGGCCGGGTGCGGGCGCCACACGCGGACCATGTAGACGTCCTGCGAGGGGACCTCGACCGGTGCCGAGCCGTCGGTGCCCAGGTTCAGCCTCACCGTGCGCCCGTCGGCTCCGACGGAGGAGACCTCGGTCACGGCGAGCACCCGCCACACCAGGTCGGACAGGGCGGGGTCCGGCGAGGGGGCCGTGACCGCCGGGACCGAGGAGGGGGACACCTCGTCGATGACGTGGCGGGGCACGCCCACGAGCCACCCCTCGCCAGCCACGAACAGGTTCGTCGCCAGGCGCTGGAGCATCTGCCCCAGGTCCTGCTGGCTGGCGCCGAGCGCCGCCAGGACCGCCTCGGCGAGGGAGGCCGAGGGGGCGGGCGCGGTGTCCGTCGCGTCGGTCTCGTCGTCGCGCAGGGACGAGTGCGGGCCGGCGGTGGGCTTGTGCTGGACGTAGAGGCGGGCCTGGGACAGGCGCCCGGCCAGGGTCGAGGCCAGGAACCGCTCCTCGCCGACCTCGTCGTATGCCGCCCACGCCTCCGCCTGCCACGAGCGCGAGCCGAGCGAGGAGCCGCGGGAGGCGCCGGCCGGAGGGGCGGTGCGGGAACGGGCGGAGGCCGCCGCGGGCCGTGAGGCCGCGGCGGTCAGGGCCGTGGAGGGGGCGGCCGGGGCCTGCTGGACGATGACGCCGCGGCGGGCCAGGGCACGGGAGCGGTAGGCGTCGAGGCTGGAGACGTTCTGAGGGGTCACTTCGGGTCCTCCGTTGCGGCGGTGGCGGTGGCGGTGGCGGTGGCGGCGGGCGTGTCGAGCCGGTGCGAGACGTGGCCCACGACGTAGGCGGCCGCGAGGGAGGCCGAGGCGGCTCGCAGGGCCCGGCCGAGGGGGGAGCGGCGGTGACGGTGCGGGCGGAGGGGGCCGTAGGAGGGGGCGGTGCGCGACGACGTGGCGGCCAGGGCGGCCCCGATGACGAGGGCGGCCTGGGTGCCGACGCAGAACGGGCAGTCGAGCGCTGAGACGAGGCGGTGCAGCGGGGCCGAGGAGGGAGCGAGGTAGCCGAAGGGCTGACCGGGCTCCAGGCGGTCGGCCAGCCGGTGCAGGGGGTCCGACAGGGCCCAGCCACCCAGGACGTCGGTGGTGGCGAAGCGGGCCACGCGCAGCGCCGCGCCGGCGGTCAGGAGCGCGTCGACGGCGAGCAGGGCCGCGTCGGTGAGCGCCTCGCGGGCCGGGGAGGCCTCCGCAGCCGGGGAGGTAGGTGCTGAAGGTGACATGTATGCTCCCATACAAAAGGTTGAGGGTGGGGGATTGGTACTGATTATAGGGGGGCCAAGCCCACCCCCTCCTTATCAATCTCGCCGTGAACTTTTCGAAACCCCTATGGGTGCGGGCTCGCCCCCATCGGTCATGGCGAGTGAGGCGCGGCCGATCGGTCCCTCGGCCTTGATCAGGGATGCCTATGAGTGGACGGCTTTGCGCTCGCGGATCCTATGGACGAAGCGAAGGCGGCCAGGCGCCTCGTGCTCGTGCTCGTGCTGCCCCAGTACCTGCACGAAGGGGGCGGCCTAGCCCTGCCCGGTCCGGGGCCTCGCCCGCGTACACCGTACACATCCAGATGCCGGCGCTCGCGGTCAGCTACCCTCCGCATGTGGGACCTTAGTCCCACACCCGCCCCCTGCCGCCGTGCCACCGGGTGCGCACACGCGCGGCCGTGCGCGCAGGCATATAGGCATCGCCCCCTCGTGCCCCCCGTGCCCCGGCCCGGCCCGCCCCGGCC